CCACCAGCAGAGCGGCCGAGATACTTCTTCGGGTCAACGGTAATTACGCTAGTCTTACATTTGCCTTCATTATAAATGTTGGTGCTTGGGGCACAGCCAAAAACTTTGAATTTCTCACTCAGCGAATCCATTTCAGCCTGGTCAACTTCAATACATTGCGAGAAGTCGGCGGAAAGATCTGCTTGGTTTTTCAAAATCTTATTGTGAAGATCCTGAAAGCAAAGGCGAATAGCATTACCAACCCCCGCTCGGCAGGTCGAAGGTGTGGGGTTTAATTCTGCTTGGACACCATCCACGATAAACTTGCCGCCCCATATTGTATCCGCTTTGTGTTCCCCCTTTGTCAAAACTTTTTCTGAACCAATAACTTTACCTTTTCTGGTAAAGAAAAACTCCGGATCACAGCCCATATTCAAATTAGCCGCATAAGGCAAGGGGTTTAACTTCTGCCTCAGAGTTTCCGCTACAGGTATTTCTGTCATATCACTTATTTCTCCAGATTTTATCAGAGTTTTCTATTGTGTCAATAGTCTTATCGAAAGTTTCTTTTGCCACTTCTCTTTTGAGGATGATAGGATGGGGGTAATTTTCGGCATGGTCCGGGGAGACAGGGTGAAGATGAAAGAGCCGGCTTTGGTTTGATAAAGAATGCTTTAACCCCATTCAATTTACGATAAAGTTTATTCTTAACTTCTTCTTCAGCACCTTTGTAATCAACTTGCTTATTGAAAGAGTCATTATCAAATTCGTTGAAGTGGAACCACAAATATAATCCGCCTTGAACAAGAATCATCACAATCAAATAAACCCAATATGACCAAGTAGGCGGTTCAATGGTGATATAGTCAAACTTATGCCAATTCTTCTTCTCATAATTCCCCAATACTTCGCTCTCTACTTTCGGAATAATATCATCATTGATTGCATTTTTGGTGAAAATATCTTGTAGATTTAACTTAACTAAAGTTTTCTCTGTCCATCCGAAAACACAAGTCCACTCAGCAGGTTCAGTTTGAGAACCACCAGCAAAGCAAATAACTAAATCATTCTTCTTACCACCAATCCACTTAGCTTCTTGATATTTAGCAATATCCATTGAATATCCGCTTGGAAATCCTACAATGATTAGATTTACTTTTTTTCGTGGCCCTAAATCTGAATTGAGAATATCCCAATTTCTTGTATGAATGAAGTTTTGTGCTGTGCCTATTACCCTTCCTGAATTATTCCAATCGGGGTTTTCTGGCCAAGGATATACTGATATGTTTGTGGGAACTTTGACAAATGAAAACAAAGTAGGTGCAGCCTTCACCCTATTTTCAAATGATTTTGTTATGGTGACGGGGTATTTGTAGCCGGTGTTGTTATGGCTAACATAGTAAGTTCTATCTCCGCCGTCATAGTGGCCGCCGTGACTACAACTTTGTTCTCCGGTTTCATCAATAGTATTACCAAAATTATATTTGACTTGATTATAGAATGATTGATCTACTTCTGGATCATCCGCTATTGCTCCAAAGTTTCTATCAACACCCCAATGCTCATAATGGGTAGCGTGCTCGGTTGTATAATAGATTTTAGTTGTATATGTAGTATTCCCATCTTTATCTACACCAGTAGCGACTTGGCGAGTGTGCATCTGCTCATATTCTTCAACCCATTGGCCATAATGAGTTGTTTGTGTAATTAGGCCAGACCAAGTTTCAATATCATGCGTCATTCCGATTGACGCCAATAATTGGAATAATCCGGCTAAAGCAAGAGAAGCGGCACTACCACCGAGCATTTCTTTCCAAGTGATACGTTTATCAAAGTAAAGAAGGGCAATGCCAGCGAGGATAGGGACCAGAGAGAATACCCAAAAGAACCACATAAAGGAGACTTTCTATGTTATTATTATTTATTTTTTAAGAAGGGCGGCGAGAGTTTTGGACGCTCCCGCCGCTTTGTGACCCGGTTATTGCGTAGAAGTTATTTGACAGTAGTTTCAGCCGGCACAGAGTTTTGCTTCATGCCTGGTAGAGTTGTGTCGTCGTCCTTGCCTGTTTTGAAGGCGTTTTCGGTGCGGGTGCTCGTGACGATTACAACATCAATCTTATGGCGCCCAAGGATTGTGGCAAAGATTACATTGGGGAATGTAGTAATCAAATTGTCATGCTCTCGTTTGAAGTCAAGAATCTCTTTCTGGCGAAACTTAAACCCCTCACGTTGAGCAGTGATTGTATTCATTAACTTTGTATAAGTGCTTTGATCAACATTGGGGACGGATTCTGTAATCCATTTCATCAGAGAAGCAGAACTATCGTTGCCAGTTCGTGCTTCAGCATAACCGTTAAAAATGTCCATGAGGGCATTTTTCTGTAGCACGGTAACTTGAGCGTTTTGGTCAATGATTTTCCACATTGCATCCATTTCGCTTTTGTTGTCGGTTTGCTTTGCCGTAATAAGATTACGGAGTCGGACTTCTTTGTTGTGGAAAGAAACAGCCATCGTTCCGAAGATAACTGCTGTTAGGACCAGTAGGCCAATTAAGGCTCCAACTACTATTAGTGATTTCATTTATTGATTCTATCTTTTTGTTTCGTATAATACATAATGTAAGCGTTCTTTCGATTACTGGTCAATTCTATCAGAGATTTTTTATATGTCAATACCCTTAAAAAAGAAGTGTTGGATATTTTGCCACAAACAAAAAAAAGGACGGATAATGTTTTGGACACACTACCCGCCTTGCGATCCGGTTGTTGCGAGAAAATTATTTGTTAAATCTTAAAGCGTTTTTCAGACTGTTAATTATATCCGCCATCCGTAACATAATAACATGGAATAAATCTCCTAATTGATTTTTACTTTTATTTCCAAAATAATGGCGAATAAAAGTTTCCTCATAGAACCGATTATCTAAATTATTAAAGAAATTCCAAATCACATCATTTTTCTTCGTATATTACAAATTCAGCATCAGGGTAAAATTTCAAAAAGTCAGTGGTTGTCATTCTACTGGCCTCAAGCTCTGAATAATCAGGGTAAAATAGTCCAATAGCGTTGAGTCCAACTAATTGAAATATTTCACAATCTGGCCAATACAACGAAACATTCTCACCTTCTGTCATAGCCCATAATGCCTCTATTGCTTTCACTGGTAGAAGTATATCAGAGATTTCTATTATGTCAAGTATTTATGGGACGACAGCAATTAAATCCCAACAATCATTTACCAGGGACTTACTTCTTTAGTAAGATAACCAAGCTTGGTAGGTTCAAAACACTTATCACAAATTATATCCTTAAACTTCAATCCTCTACATTTACCACAAGCACAAGACCATTGTTTTGTAGTATATAATTCATAAACTGCTTTTGCTTTACCTTGTAGGATTTCGAGGGAACCAGAGACAGGTAGTCTAAACGAAAACTTTGCCCATGAGTGCCAATGGAATTGTGCTCCATCTGAAATATTCATTAAATGGCACCGCATTATGGGGTGAATTAAATCTTCTTCCCATTCAATAAACCGTTCACATTTACCAGAAATATATTTTTCGTAAACTTTAATCATTAGAACCACTTTCTTTCACCTATTTCTTTAATGGCGGTTAAAAGAACAAGTGTAGGTGATTCTTCAATCAATGAAAGTAATAATCGAGCTTTGCCGGGCCGGCCTCTGCCATCTATTGTTAAGACATTTTCTAAAAGTTTAATAATTACTTCTTTTTTCATAAAATGACAAGAGGCCACCAACTGATAGTCTCCCGATAGCAGTCAGCGGCCTCTTGTGGCTCCTTGGCCTCTCTAAATCCTAAATCTTTCACGAATTAGCCTATCAAAATTATTCTTGAAAAACCTTCGTAGCGTTGCCGTATCAATACTTGGTGCTGTATCATATTCCAAAAAATACCATCTTCCATTACTCCGTATAACATCAGCAGCACCAAAATCAAGTCCTAAAGTCCTTGCTCCTAATAGAGTTTGATTATGTAAATCGGTAGGCACATTATCGCAATATTCATAAGACCACTTACTTCTACATGGAAAGCGTGAAGTAATACCAGTAGCAGAGTATCTTAATGCCCTCATTGTCCTATTACCAACAAACCAGACTCGGTATTCATCGCCTCTTACATATTCACTGGCATATTCGCCACCTTCACGAAGGCGAATAGATACTCCATTCGATTCTCTCACTTGAAAACCACTACCGGAAGCGTGACCACGATGGCGAATAACAAACACACCACGATTAGGAGTATATTTGTAGAATGTTTTGGGTGTAGAAACAACTGCTGACAATTTCCTTCTGGTATTTATTTTGTCAATGTTAGAAGAAATAGCTTTTGCTGGATTTAAGACATTTCTAAAGTCAGTCGGTAAACGATCATGGTTGTATGCCGCTTGGCTATTTCCAAATCGAATGACTACATCCCGATTATATGATTCAACACTATTAGTTAAATAGCAAGAAGTCGTATAACCAAGACGGTCAACAAACTTTCTTTCGCTTCCTATTGTTAATATTCTAATCATTGACTTATTGGCCGGCGTGGAAACTAAGCGGTTTAGAAAGTTTCGCAACACCATCCACGATTTCAATAACGATTTCATCCCGACCAATATAGCCGTTTTCATAGGGATCATCCTCATTCAAAATGGCGTCCCGCTTTTCCTGAGACAATGCCACGGGCACTTCTTTCTCTGCCTTACTATCCCATTCCATTGATTTAGGATGGTCAGCAATTAGTTCATCTTCCGTATTATAGGCATTGGTAGTATAACCGCCATCACCATTATCTTGAGTGCGGGTGACTACTGGAATTGTGTATTTCATATATGTTTGTGTTGCTTTACGAAATCTCTTGCTGAACGAATGTCCTCAAACTTTCGCTGGTGATGGTTATATTCAATAACATCATCCATGAAAAGCAGATAATCCAAATCGTAATACATTCCAAAATTGAATTGAGGATAACCAGCAAACTTCCGCAAATCTTTCCGCCTTGCTTCAGGGTCACCGGTCCAGGGCCTACCTAAAGTTCCTGGCATAATACCAAACATTCTAAATCCAGTTTTATTGAAACCTTCAATATCGCTACGAGAAACCATCACTACTTGGCAATAATGCCCATATTTCTTGTAATGACTCTCCTTGACCCTGCCACCATGATTGCCATATTCCGTTACAGACACAAATGGAATGTATTGTATTTCAGGAAGAGCAGGCTTTATCGGTCTTGAAATTGGAGTAATCATATAAAGAGAGGATTGTCCGGCCTTTCGGCCGGACAATCTTTGAACCAAGTGCCCGATTAACGGGCAGTTTCCAACCAATTGCGGAAGGCATCCAGATAAGACTGGAACATAGGGCCATCCGTGACTTCCCGGCCCCGCCCCCTACCTTCAACTGCGACTAACCCTGGCGCCGTGTTGACTTCCAACACGTAAAAGTTATTGTTTACCGATTTCAGAACATCTACGGCACCGAAGTCCAGGCCAAGAGCCTGCATTGCCTCGGTGGCAATATTCTGAATGTCATTGGGGATGCGCTCCGCTTGGTTATAGCGGAATGTCCAGCCCGTGCCCACATTGCGAATATGAAGGCTGGTGGCGTTCTCGCCCATCAGCTTCTCACCCGAGCCGATAACTCGCCCTTGAAACACATGGACCCGATACTCCCGCTGAGTAGGAATGTATTTCATAAAGTGGGTGCAATGGCAGTGATCCCGAGCCAACTCAAAATCACGCTGGCTGGTGACGAGGAAAAACCCTTCCCCGCCAACATGAGTTTCAGTGCGTCCAACAAGCAACTCGCCGTCAAACCGAGTAGCAGCAGGGGGAACATTGATTCCCGCTGCGGTCAATAACTCCAATGAACGGCCTTTGTTCGAGGCATCATTAAGAGCTGATTTCTTGTTCAGCACTCCGCCAACTGCGTTGAAGCGGATTTCCGAACGATTCCCCCATCGCACTAATCTTTGGGGCCGACGATCAGGGCTGTCTGCACCGCCGCTGATTCCGAGTTGTCGAACAAGCTCTCGTCCCGTGACTGAGCTGTTGGCATGGTATAATAGGTAGTCCATATGTTTTGTGTTTTTTCTAATTGTTCTTATTATTGGTTTACAGGCGGCCCACGCGAACGGTATCGTTCTCGTTACCTGGCCGAGGATTGCGTCGACCTGGCGCACGAGCCAGTGCCGGAGCAGGAAGGGCTTCATTGATTTCTTCGTTTTGAGGAGCAGGTTGCCGAACATTCATGCGAGCCACAGGATTCGCAGGAGCAACTTGAGCAACTCGCCTGGGTGGATTTGCCGCTGGATTTGTATTTGGAAAACGCTGAGCGACACCAGCGAAATACATGATTGTTGATCCTTGACGATTAGCTTCTGCTAATGCCTCAGCATCAATGTTGTCCATCAGGAACCGAATTAGTTGATCTTGATTCATATTGAGAGTATATCAGAGAGTTTTTATTTGTCAAGAGGCCACAATCATAACTACCAGACTGGTAAATCCAGAGGCATCTGCCCAATTTCTAGCAGAATTAAGAGAGCCGAAATCATAGGCATCTTCTGGATATTTACAAAATAAATCTTTATTATTTTCAGGGCCAGTGTTAGCATTACGACAAAAGCACCGGCTTAATTTATGATAAACAACGACTTTTTTAGGATGATTCATAACTTAGTCCCCCTCATAAGTGTTATAAGGCCAAATACCACGATGGGCAAGAGCTCTACCATCAGGATCGCGAATGGTATGACAACTAACATTAGAAGGAGCCCAAGGCGGATTACTTCCAGGTCCGAAAGTTCCACAAGCAGAAGTAGGACGATGATAGGTGACAGCGTTATCACGCACTTTCTTGTGTTTGATATATCTTCCTTCATTGTCCATATGATACCAACCGACTTGTGCTTCGTCTGACCCAGGATATTCACTGGGATTAAACTTTGAGCAAAGAACCACCTTATCCTTTGGTAATGCTTGGATTTCCAAGTCGCCACTTGTCTTAATGGCCCATAAATCGCCGCGAATATTTAGGGCGAGAAAGACACCAGAAAAGTCTATTGTTTCTGAAAACCGTTTAGGTCCGGCCACAGAGATAAGATGGGCAGCCGCTTCGGTATCAGTTTCTCCCTCAAACTTAACCCTATTTCCCAAAGCAAGTTTGACAATCTTAAATTCGCTAAAAGTTCCATTATGGCAAACTGCAAACTTTCCAGCTACAAACGGGTGAGTATTTACCAAAGAAACATCACCTTTTGAAGCCGCTCTTAGGTGAGCTATGGTCCAACCCGGATGGGGCATATGGTGAAGAAAACGATGCTTGCGAATCACTTTGGTCAAACTTTTTGGGTATCTTTCAACCACAAACTTTTTCCCTTCAATCCAAGCAGCTCCAGTTCCATCCGTGTTGTTATTCTCGAAATTTTTCAATATTTCGAGTGCTTCAGCACGGGGGAAGTTTGGGGGGAAGGCAGCCATCCGGCACATTATAGCATTCCTTTCATATTTTTGTTAGTCATAATTAAATTAACGATTGTCGTCGCCATCAGCATCGTCATAATCTTCACGCTCAACCACAGGCAACTCAGTCCTTTGCTTCTTTACAACGCCTCGGGAGTTAGGAAAAGCAGGAATACCATTTATCCTCTCTTTGCCATTTATGTTCAGTTGCCCTTCAAGGCAATAAACAATAGTTTGAAGAATTGCCGAACAAAGAAGAATATGGTCCCTCAAGTCACGGCGTAATCCGATACAGACTTTCGGGGTGCCGGCACCGGATTCCCATTTAAGTTCAATGTTATTATTCTTACAGAAATCAACAAGCATGGCCATATGTTCATCAAAATTCTCGCCCACTGTATCATAGTTATATGATATATGAATTAGTGAATTACCCTTCGTCCTCAATCCACACACCCGAAATGGCTGGCCGGTTTGAAGGTTGAATAACTTAGATTCCCGGCGAATCTTTGCTAATTGAAAATCTTTTTCGCTAAATTCAATCATATTTCCTCAGCATTACAGTTAGTTCCCCAAATACTATGGGACCAATTTCCACTAAAGTTTTTTTTCTCTACTTTACTAATAGCACCTTTTCGGGTTTTAGCTTTAACAATTTCTTCGCAGTCGCCGTCATTTTGATCATGGCCAGACCAAGTTTCTCGCCAGGATGTATAAGAAACTTTCCATTTTTTCATTTTCATATATTTTACCGATAACGATGTGGCCGTTCCACAGGAACGGTTATGGCACAACCATTAGTGTCAATCTCTTGCTTAAAGCGTTCCCAAATTACATTTAACTTGATTTTATCTTCATATGCTTTGGTTAAGTCAACCAAACCCCAAGCTTCTTTCATGCTTGAATTAGGAAACCAAGTGTAATTCTTTTTGATTAAGAAATAGAGCAGGTCAATATAGACCTTGTATTGCTGATATAACTTCATTGAAGTAATATCTTTCCACAATTCCGGAAACTCCGCTCTAACCTTATCAGTATTCATCGTGGAAAAATCCTCAGCGGTCATAAACTGCCGTGGAGTGAAACGAGTATTGTTAGCAAATTCCCAAACCACCGTTTTTGCCAAACAAAGGACGCCGGCTGAAACATATGGAGAAGTAATCCAGCTAGCACAAGTGCGATACTCAAATCCCCAAGTCTGCGGCCGAGTATCCCCCATTCGGCCATAGTTACCTTGACGCCGCCTCAATCCTTGGTTACGGGACTCAAGCAGCATCGTAATAGATCCGATATAGTTATCAAGCACATTAGCGATTGTAGCGGTTGGAATTTTTGCTGGTTTGATACCAAAATGAATATGTCCGCCTATGTTTTGGTCAGCATAATGAGAACCTGCTAACCACTTCAATTTGGTAAAATCTTTGTTGGCGGTCAACCAACGAGCGAAAATGTCGTGCATGTTATTGACTATATCTACTGGGTCAGTAGAAGGGCTGGGCCTCACTTCAAACAACACACCATTATTATCGCTGCCTAATTCGTTGTTGGTGTTTGTGTAAGCGCCACTGTCAATTATTGTGCGACGATCCACACATAAAAACTCAGGGTCAGCACCCATCGTAAAATCTAATTCGCCAGCCATAGGGAGACTATATTTGGTTTATTGTTATTAGTTATTCTCTTTCAACCACAGGAAGAGCATCATCTTGTGGCACAAAAGCATCTTCATTTACTGAAAGCATCGGTATTACCATATGTGGCTGCTCGCCACAGATTTGGATTACGCCGTTTATAGGAGACCAGAAAATAACATCTTCAGCATGAATGTAATCCATAATAGTTTTCGGAAATGTTATGGTAACATTTTCTTGCCCTACTTTCACAGGTGCTTTGAATACAGTCGCTTTTCCAAAGACACCAATCTGTTTCTTTTGTTTACCCATATATCTCAAGTCTATCAGAGATTTTTTTTCTGTCAAGTCCCTTTTACCGTGAATGCCTATACCAGTATGTTAAGTTTCTATCAGTAGGATAGTTTTCCTCATCACAAGCAAATGGCGTAAATCCATATTCAAAATACGCCCACTCTTTTCTTTTTGTATCCATAATAATTCTATCATCGTCACCGCCATTACAAGTAGGAATTTCTTTATATCCGCACGCTGTGAGAGCAGATGTAACCATTTTCCGGGTCCTATTATATTTTCCTTCGTGCCATTTTTCCCAATAACATTTATATCTCATACTTCAATTTTTTCTCGTAGTTTCGCTATGGTTACAGGCCAAACATAAGGAATATTATCCTTTTCTGCCCATTTGAATTGGGCATAGTAGTTAGGAGCGATGTTCACGTCCTTTAACCCAAGCCACATTTCAATCTTTTCTAAATCTTTGTTAGTAAATACGTTAGTTTTGACAAATGAATCACTAATAACCAGTGAACAAAAATCAGATACGAGCCAAAACTTAACATCAGCAAAACTTTTGAATTGATGATACTCTTTGAGGGCTGCTAAAGCAACATCCTGACGGCCTTTGAATAATAAGCGAGATCGGTGACTCGCATGAAAATCCTTATCTCCCATCCAAGGAGGCATATCAATAGAAGATTCCACCGGGATTTCTTCACGAAGTGCATTTGTTTTACGATAAATTGAGTTTTGGAAATGCCTATCATCTATGCACTCAAGGCACATATCAGTAAGATAATCCAAAAGTGCCCATTCATGGCCTTTCCATTGTAACACTGCGGGATGATGGTGCCAAGCGGCTACCCTACCACATAGAACGTCCAAAATCTGTAAAGCCTCTACCGTCTGCTTGTTAAGCCGTTTATTATCTAATACATGGGCAGAATTACGAAAAGACCAGAAACCACTGGAGCCGTCTTGGTCTGGAGGATATGGCAAAAAAGTATTCACTCTTATTTTTGATTAACTTCTACGCCAAAAAGCCTTAATGCTTCTACCCAAACGCATCCCCTTCCATGTCTGGTAGACATTGCGGCTTCTTCTCTACTTAGAGGCGGAGTAGAAAACTCACTACCGCAGAATGGACAAGAGTTTATTCCATTTAACGAAGTGGCAAACAAATTAGTAATGATACATCTAATAGGATAACGATTTTCTTCCGCTTGCCAGTCAGGTTCCAAACAACCATTTATTTTTTACCGTGGTCTTGTAATCATATCAATATTGAAATGGATTAGATTTATCCTTTCTTTCCAAAGATGGCTCTTTCACTACCAATATATGCCATCCAAAATATGTATATTTTTTCCTATCAAATAATTCGCCTTCGTGACCTGTAATTCTTGCCCATTCGTCTGCTGCTTCAAAGAAGTCTTTAGCTAGTATATCTAATACAAACTGAATATTACCAGCTACATCTAAACCTATTCGGTAATTTTTCATAATTTGATTTTAGATACTTGAAATGTATCGCCCCAAACAACTTTGGTTTTATTACCATGAAACTTTTTGACTACTCCTTCCCAATACCGCATTGCTTTTTTCAATTCTTTTATACCGTTCGCACGCACTTGATGATTCGACAAAACTTCCCCTGTAGATTTAATTACTAATTTGTATTCTATGTAAAAGGATAATGTTGGTCTGTTTATCATATTATTTGAAGTTCTTCACCGATTCAAAATATCTTTGTAAATGTCTAGCAATAAACCAAGCCCATTCAAACTTAGGCGGAAAATCATTTCCTTTATTTACACTATGATCCAATTCTTTCTGCCAACCTTTCAAACTTGGAACATTAAAGCCATGCGACATATATTCTACAACATGCTCGCCGCTGCGTTCTAAGAACTTTCCATAATAACTACATTCATCCCCCTGTTTAATTCTGAAAAGCAGATTGTTTCTATAATGAGATTGAAACTTTCCTTTTTCACGAAGATGCCGTAAGCCACCATGTAAGCCGACTGCTACACTAGCAGCAAACACTTGAGGTATTGAACTAACATTTATATGAAGTCCGCCGCCTCTAAACAAATTACCTTCGCTCCTATATTCAGTCATTATACCATCTTTAATGGTATAAGTTATCTTATCTTTCTTGCCATCTGGGTCTGCCAAAACTTTGTCATGCCGTATTTCATCGTGAAGCTCTTTAGGAATAGGCTGCTCAAACCACTGAATGAAATAACCATTGGATACAAAAGCATTGGTGGCGGATTCCATTTCCGTAAATAAAGCAGTTATCAACTTCTCTGCTGTCGGATTTTCAATGGGAGGCGTTCTAACTTCAGCAAGAGCGTCATATCTATCGCAAGGTTCAATTTTTTTCCTGCGAATAAACATTGCCTTTTTGATAGCCATTCTTGCCTCATCAGGAATCTTTGACCAGCGGGTAATTTCGCCAGTGGTATAACTTCTAATAACGCCTTCAAATTCCAATCCAATTTTCATAAAAAATCATTATAAGAAATATGCTCGGCCAAGAGCCTAATTGGGCGAATACAATTTGAAAAATTGTTTATTGTGAATACGGACCAAACAGGCTGCCATGTCAAATCAATACAATGTAAGAATAAATCTCCTTCACGCAAAAGTTCCCCCCTTTTCAAACGCCGATAACCTTTGGGCGTATGAACTGCGGCCGGATTTATCTTATTCATCATCATCTTCGTCGCCCTCTACCGTATCAATGGCTTGTTGCTCTTCTTCTTGAGTTATTAAAAATATATCACTCATATCAAAATTAGTGTTATATTTGTCATTAAGCCCTTCAATGAGTTGTTCAAGCTCCAATTTAGCTAAAACAAGCTCAAATCTGGCTTGTCTGGAGCGATTAGCAGAAGCAACATTATCCGCAGAGATTTTCTGTAGCCACTTCGGTTTTCGTTTTGCCAGTTTGACTGCCATTTATATCTCCAGTATATCAGAGTTTTTCTATATGTCAAGTCCCTATATTTTTCACGATTTTGAGAAATTGAACTATATTTATAGTCATATAGAATGAAGTATGAATAACATTTGTCCAATATGTAATATAAGAGAGAAAAAATTGGTAAAAAATTGCAAAAATATTTACTTAAAAACTTGTGGTGCTAAAAATTGTTTATTAAAGTCTAAACAACAAACCAATCTCAAAAAATATGGTCATATATCCAATTTGCATGGAGAATTAGAAAAATCAAAAATCATTTCTACATTAAAGAAAAAATATGGTGTAGAAAATGTTTCTCAAATTCCGGAAATTAAAGAGAAAAAAAGAATGACCTGTAAGAAACACTTTGGGGTAGATTGGCCAATGCAATCTCAAGAAATATTATTGAAAAGCAAAAATACTTTAATGAAAATGTATGGGGTAAATAATATTTCTAAAGTGCCATCTGTCATTGAGAAATTAAGAAATCATTGGTTTAATATAGATCCACTCTTAGGAATTAGCAAGTATCAGTTAGCAGACTTCAAAAGAAAAGAATATTATTTAGAAAAATATGGTGTGCCTTATTATTATCAAACTGACGAATTTAAGAAAAAATATAAGAAAAAAATGATAGAAGAACATGGAGTAGATAACTATAGCAAGACACAGGAATTTGAGCAATTTCTTATTTCTACAGGTAGAAAAATGACTAATGAATTATTAAATGAATATGAAAATTATTATCGCAAAGTGGTAAATTATACCAGTAGGTCATTTACCAAATATAAGAAAGATTTGTGTAAATTATATTCAAGATCAAAAAATTATCATTTAGATCATGTATATTCTATAAGCGAGGGATTCAAGAAAAAAATTGACCCCAGAATTATAGGATCTATTTGCAACCTTCAAATATTGCCTGCTTTTGTCAACTTGAAAAAACGAGGAGAATGTTGGATTGACTTTGATAAGTTAATAGAAATTCATAATAAATTATCTAATGAAGATAAATTCATACTTCATTAAGCAATTTCTTTTTGGCATTTTCTCTAACTTGATCAAATGTGTATTCTTTAGTTAATTTGCCATTCTCAAAAACAACTTGAAGCACATCTTCTCTCGGGTCATTTTCAGGAACAGTAATTAATACTTTTCCATGAACGCCTTCATTCCATATTAACTTTAGTTTTCCGGCTTTAGATACTTTTGTTAAATCTAAAGGTTTCTTAAATACATCATACCATTGGTCATTTCTTTTTTGTGCGCTGCATTTGAATGCATTGCGCTGCAAGTCTCTCGTATGCGATTGCAATAATCCGCCGCCCATTCCATAAACACAGGTTTCAGCAGACCATCCAGCGAGAACAAGAGTCTTAATACATTCTTTAATTTCATCAGGCTTTATTCCATCACCATAAATTATTCCAATTTTTGGATTAAGGACTTTGTATCCTTTATTATTTATTGTGGAACCAAATATTTTTTCCAATTCATTGGCAATCCATAAAATTTGAGCTGCTGCTGTATCACCTTTTTCTCTTGGCGAATCTGGTCTAATAATCAATTTGCCATCACGGTCAAGAATTTCTTTTTTCAATAATGGTAAATATTCAATCAATACTCGGGTAATTTTGTAACTATCAGAAACAAGAGAAAGAATACCTTTATTGAATTTTTTGATCAATCTCTTGAAAGTTTCAAATTCTCCTTCTTCTCCAAGAGCCGTCATAATACTATGTTCGCTGGCAGGAACACTAAATCCTACCATTTTAGCGCTATAATATCTTTGAGCATAAATAATAGCAGGTATAGTATCAGTTCCCATAAAATTTACCAAATGTCCTGCTCCACCCATCCCAGCAGGTTCAATTCCTGAAATTCCTCTTAGTCCAAAATCGTGTAATAGAAATGGCAATAAATCTTTTGTATCGGCACTTACTTCAAAAGATCTTTCCATATATACTCTTAAATCTCTACTTATGGTTGCCACATTAGATGCATGCCAAATTTGAGAAATTACGCTTTCTACAAAATTTGTAAGAGGAGCACAATCCGGATCTTTATTCTCAATAGTCATCATTACATTGCCTATTGGTATTGATAATCCCTCCGGAGCAGCTTTAATTATCAAAGGCAATCTACCACCATAAACATTTACGATTTTTTCCCACATCTTTCTATTAAAGATGTCCATACCGAAATGAGCCTTACAGAAAGCATCAGCTTCTTCAATATCATTTTGGGTTACTACAATCCCTGAAAAATATCGTTTCAAAAGCATTTGCAATCCAAAGAATACCGTATATGGATATTTAGCACCCACTCTGCTTTCAAAATAAGAATAAACAGATTGAGTATTATCAGGTAACATAAGCCAATGACTTTCTTTATATGAATCCGTCATTAAACAAATGTTTTCACTAAGACAGCCAGTTTTGATTAGAACTGGTGCAGCATCAGCTAATAGCCGATTGCTTAAGTTTATTACTTCATCCGGCACTACAATATTGCGTGTCGCCTTTTTTCGTTTTGTTGCGTTTTTCATTTTGTTTTCGCTCCTTATCTTGTATCTAGGAGTTATTTTTTCACTTCCGTTTTATACGTTCATCACATTTTCCAAATGGCCAACCACAAAGATTTGTTCCGGTATAGTGCCATCCACATTCTTTATAACAAACAAGCAATCTTCCTGTTGGAACATCACTAGCTCCAGATTGTTGTGCCAATTTAACTATACGTTTAACGTAATCAGATTTATTTTCTTTCATTTTTCATTTTACCATAATACCAGTATCTTTGATCTTTAAGCATTTCCAATGCTTTATCTAATCCTGGCATCAAATCTTTTTTCAATGCTTCTTCAATAGGAAGAAGCACCCAATCTGTCATTGTGTTTTCGGTGCGAACCGGAAACTCAGCATCATTCAAATCAATATAGTAAACATAACAAGCATATGTCGTCGGGTCATTATAGATGCCTTTTAGATATTTCAATCGGTTAATATCAACATCTAAGTTTGTTTCCTCTTTAACTTCCCGCAAAGCAGCGTTAATAGGATTTTCAGAATCATCACACTTACCGCCTGGAAACTGCCACTTTCCAGCAAAGTTTGGCGTATTAACTCTTTGAGACACCCAGACTTTGTTTCCGTTTTTCAAAGCACAAGCAACTGTAATCTTTGTATATTCCATCTTATTATTACATCATTTTGTTTTTGAGTAAACAAGCAATAAGGCAATCAATCAAAGGCCGGTGGCCAGGTCGAATATCCACTTTCCTTAAATCATCAAATGATACCCACATAATTTCAGCAAGATCATCACCTGCTACAGGAGAACCATAAATGTAATCGGCAACGAAAAACAATGTCTTAATCTTGTTTCGTTCATTACGATAACGCCAATCATTTATATTAAAACTTGCCAAATAAGTGATATTGTCCACTTCAAGGCTGGTTTCTTCTGCGGTTTCCCTCTTAGCATCATCCTCATAACACAAAGAAGTTTCTTTGGCAAAACCGCCTGGAAAACGCCTTTGGCTTTCACCTGGTTTTCTTCCAAGCAATAGCCTTCGGCCATTTCTGTCAATAATTGCTATATCAACAGTAGGTAGAGCAGACGGCCATTGATTTTCAACCGCCCAAATAACGCCTTCACGAAACTCTGCTGTATTCTTGGATTTGATACCAACATTCTTTCGGATTTCTTTACCAGAAACAATCTTAGAAGCGGCCAGTTCAACCACTGGGTATTTGCCGCTGTAGTGGGGGATAAAGGAATCTCGGCCGCCATATAGAACAACCTTCTGCCCTACGCCGGTGAAATTGCCGATTTGAGTGTCTAAATCTTTGCTCCAAGTGGAATCTTCGGGCTGGTCTTTAATGTAATGAATCTCAATATTGGGGTATTCCTTCTGAATCATGGCTCTACGGGTCACAAAATCTAAAGGATTGTTATAGGTGCATCGGCAAGAATCAGGAGCTAAGCCGATGAATAGCAAAACTCGGGGGTGAGAGTCAATAACTCGTTGAATGATTTCTTTGTGGACTTCGTGTAATTCGGGGATCTGGAATCTCCCGATTATAATCCCGACTTCTGCGGTTTCTAACTTTGTTTTCATAATTTACCTTATCTTTATCTTGGTTTTCTGATTGTAGCAACCTTATTTGTATCTCGGTTATTACAAGTATAAGTATATTTCACTTACACAAAAAGTATATCACGGATTTTTTATTTGTCAACTCTACCAGTAATCTTCCTGTAAATAGTTATCTTTACAAAACTCTCTAAGTTTATCCTTGGTTGGGCAAGCATATTGAAGATTGCGAAGAAACTCAGCAAAGGCAACCAATCTCTTTTTTGCCTTTTCTACTTCTTCTGCTGGACCATAGATAGAACAACCAGCATCATCTATACTATGAATACAGGCAAAGAAAGACGGCCCTTTGCCTTCAATGTTATTGTTGACATTGGCATATACACAAAGTGCTGGTCTGCCATAAGAGAATACCGAATCGGTGGGATACAGCAATCCAAATAAAGAATCTTCAGCAACTTCAAGCTTGAACAATTCCGTTACCTGCTTAATTAGTTTGTATCCATCTTTCATACTCTAAATCTGAACGCCATATTCACCCGCTTGTCTATCCTTTTCCTTCAACTGAACATCTCGATTATCTACATTTATTCTCCATTTCTTGCCAGCCAGAAAACCGCACCAGAACATCCAGTCTGTTTCCGCAACATCAAAACTAAGAGTCCAAAACTTGGCAACTTTTGTGGTAGTGCATTTAGAAGGATATATTTTAATAACTTTATGACTTTGCCAGATCCCTGCCTCCTGTTGAAGGCAGTTTATTTCATTTTGAGTAGGCTCTTTGTCAAAGCACACTTCAAATGTTTTCGTTACAATCGGCGGCCGCGGCGGAGCTGCTTTTAATGTATCCATATTAAATTATCTACAAATAGCACACTGACATTCAAGATAGTGTCTTACGCTTGGTTCACATAGACGCTTTAACTCTGCTTCACATTCTTCATCTGTTGGTTTGCCACCAAGATCTTCTTTGATATTATCCATAACTATCACCCAAAGCATTTGATCTCTATTACCCAAATAGAAATTAAGATTGTCCCCCAAGCGATAGGATGGAGGCGGCGTTTTAATCATTCTGGTTTAACTTCCGGCAGTTTTAGATTTGTTTCTCTTAAAGTTTCTTTATTCTCAAAATTAACTTTCTTTTTCTTTCCTAAGCAAGTATCACACAAAAAATCATCTTGTTCTTCCAAGCATAAAAAGGCTTGTTTAGTTGTCTTACAACTTCGGCAACCAAGAACCTTTAGAACAAAGTTAAGATGTTGAACACCAGACATTGGCCTAATCATATCCTTTAACTCTGTAGAATAATCAACCAGAATAGTAGCATAATCGGTTCCAGTATAAGCAGTTGTTCCAAACTCCTGCTCCATTCGTTTCTGAAAATTGCGGAGAGAAGCAAAATCTTTTTGTGTAAATGTCATATTAAGGCTTTGATATTATGTAAGGACCACGATCTACCCACGCAAATTTTCTGGCATTTTTGCGAGTATTCATTGATAGATAATAAGCAATCACCGTAGCTCTTGAAAATCTTTTCAATTTTTTCTTTGGTTTCACAAAATCTTTATAAATTTCCAATGGCCTTGTTTGTTTATCTTAAATTTCAATCGCATCCTATGAGAAGCATTAAGGTGCCATGCCGCGTCTTTGTGCGCTTGTGAACACTTTTCATTGAGTGGTATCAGTTCTTTGCCTGCGTGTTGGAGATTGAGTCACCTACTAACGGCACTCCGTTCAGGGCCATCAGATAAATGGGCGTCAATTTCTACTACAAATGTATTTCTTGCTGTTGGTTTCATTTATTTCGTCTATCGTAAGAGCACTTTTCGCCGCCGACAAAAGCATCATCTTCATCACAACCACAAGTCGCACATCGTGGCAATCCACCACAAGGCACGAAAAGATGTTCACCGGTTTTTCTCATTTGCTTTTTTTTCTTTTTACTTAACTTACGGCATTTTTCATATAATTCTACATATGAATCCCGAAGCCACTCAAGATTTCTTGCCAAAGAAGGATCGTGAAGAATAGATATTCCTTGATATTTCCCTGAAGCGTAGGAAATTAGAGCATTGTATTCTTCTAAAATCCTTCGATGTTCTATTTTAGTTATCATTTATCCAAAAATCGAAAATTATACACAGAATTACGAGTGTGAAAAGTGCCACCATTTACTTTTGGTGCTATGGTTTGAACCTCGCTTGTGTTAAAGATGCCAGGAACTTTAACTCCATTACGAGTGTCTCTATTCACAACAACAGGCTTGCCAACAACGATAGTGCCTGCCAATTCGCCTTCAACAGTGTAGTTAATGGGCAATGAGACATTCCCATCTTGTATCTGCCCGTCAATGTGTAATTGCCTATCATTTGCCGGTAAACCACCTTGAGCCTCACCAATTTTTTCAATTTTTATTCTCATGGTGAAAGTATATCACCATTTTTTTATTTGTCAATAGGTGTTGACAAATTAGCATACCTGATAGATATTGTATAGATGGAAAATAGATTTACATTTGAGGAATATGGATGCTTATTAGCACTTATGGCAAAAAGTAGGTGCGAGGACCCTTTTACAAAAATAGGCGGAATAGCATTAAATAAAGATGGAAGAATTTTAGGAGCATCTTATAATGGATTAAAACCAGGAGCAATTATGCCTAATTGGATGTGTTTAGAAGACAATCGAAAGAAAAAAAGTGATTTTTTTATTCATTGTGAATCAAATTTATGTGCCTTTTTAACTAAGGGAGAATGTCATACAATGTGTCTTACTCAAAGTCCTTGTATAAAATGTTGTCAAAATATTGCTGCGTTAGATATACAAAAAGTGATTTATATCAAAGAATATGAAAAATGTAAAGAATTTAAAGAATTTTTTGATTTTCATAAAATAGAATGTAAGGAATTGACTAATGAAAGTAAAGAAAAAATTCTTAATTACATTAAAGATATTTTAAATTTTAGTGAATTGTTTTAATTATTTTCACTTTTTTTGTTTTCACTATGTAATTATAGTACATGAATGAAATATTAACATTGGATAATATATGGGAAGAAAAAAACTTAACCGAACCAGAGAAGAAATTAGAAATCAGTGGAATATCCGAAGCAAAAGATATTATCAACGAAATAAAAAGCGAATCTGTGAAGAAAGAATGTGGAGATATTGGGAAAATAAAAAAAAGAAAAATAAGACGTTATAAAAATCTGGAAGTCGGGGATAAATATGGCTTTTGGGAAATAATTTCTAATCCATTTAGAAAATTAGTAAATTCTGATAAATCTATAAAATATACATTTGTTAAAGTTAAATGTGTTTGTGGAATAGAAAAAGAAGTAAACTCAGATGTAATCAAAAAAGGAAAAAGCAAATCATGTGGGTGTCAAACCGCTTATTTATTAAGATGTATAAATTTAAAGCATGGATATTCAGGGACTAAATTATATTCTACGTGGTTTGGAATGTTAAAAAGATGTAATAACCCTAATATTTCAAATTATTATTTATATGGAGAAAAGGGAATAAAAGTATGTAAAGAATGGGAAAATTTTTCAAATTTTAAAAGATGGGCTGATAATAATGGATATAAAGAAGGATTGTCCATAGATAGGACAAATCCATATTTAGGATATTCTTCTGAAAATTGTAAATGGGTTACTAAAAGTCAAAATTCAAAAAATGTTACAAAGTGGAGAGATGAAAAAATAAAACAATTAGAAGAAGAAAACGTACTTTTAAAGGAAAAATTATTAAGGTCTAGTATCGCCCATGAGCATCATTCCACATTTCAATATGATATTCTCCTGCTGGAAGATTATCTAAATCTATTTCATGTCTAACTTTATATCCTTTATCTTCCAACCACTTTTTAACCATCTCTCTATGCTTTTCTGGTGGCATTTCTTGACGCCAATAAAGATTATCTGATAATTCATTATATCTCCACGGGTATCCGTGCCTCATTTTAAGGGATTTATGAGAAGTGGTGCTAGTCCCTTTAATAGCCTCTATATCACTGCCATCCATACTAATAATTCCAACGATTAAAGCAAACTCTTTTGGCAGAGTTTCAGAAATCAATTCTAGTATGATTGGTTTAATATCAGATATTTTCATCTGATAATAAATATAGAGAAGATTATGGAAATGGCGATGCTGGTCGGAGTTGAACCGACATAAATCCAATTACGGTTACCTGTTTAGGAAACAAGGTCCGGTACAGCATCTTAAAAATGGTACAGCCGGCGGGAGTCGAACCCACTAAAGCCTGTTTAGAGGACAGGAGCCTAATCCAATTCGTGCCTCGGCTGCATTAAAACCTACCCTATAAGTATATCACAAGGCAGAAAAATGTCAACTTACTCCCTGATAAGGGTCAACCGCTTCATTTCCAGAGGGTCATTTACTGTAATTCGTATTCGGTCAGCATCATTATATAGTATAATTTGATTTACTGGAAAACCGGCACGATCATCGCCTCCGACAGAAAAACCAATAAGGCGATAAATCTTACCAGTGGTTTCATCTTTTACTTTTAATTGCGTCAATTCATTCATAGTAGTAAATATACTACACAATTTCAGAATGTCAATCTTTCTTATTGACTAATTTCGTAATCTAATTCGCAGTCACCTGCTTTTGAGATTAACTCTGAAAGAAATACATAGGAATCTTCATCCTCTATAAGCACTTTGCCTACTATCTCTTTATTAGACTTAACTACGCATATAACCCTAGAATCCCGTGGATAATTCGTATCATACCAGTTTTTCATATCAATCCTAATGTATATAAAACCATTAAAATCTGATTTTCTATTGGAATCGTCATATCAAAGCACTTGACTTTTTCATATTAGTATTTTTGTTTTCTAACTGGGGCTGCTTTGTCTAATTTATCATCTAACTTTAGATTTTCCTTCTCCAGTTCAACAATTCTATCAATAGCACCCCTATAATCAGTACGTTGATTAGCCAATTCTAATAGATTTTCCCTCTCCAGTTTCTTAACCTTTTCCTTTAGAAGAAAGTTATCCCTTTTGAGTTTTTTAATTTCCCTCTTGTATTCTAATATTTCTTTTTGTTGCTTTGTCATAATGTATTATACCACATTTTTGTTAAAAGTCAATAAAAAATTGGTGCCACCGGAAGTCTTGAAGCTTCAAGGATTTCTCCAGCAATTTTTGAGACTGCCGCGTTTACCAATTTCGCCACGGTGGCATTTTTAATGGGCACATTTGCTGGCGGGTCTCGGGCCTATAACCCTCGGATATACCGCCTTGCCATTTCAGCTTTAAGCAGCCATGCGTAATTTTTCAATCACACACCGTTACCCATTAAAATTGGTGCTACCAGAGGGAATTGAACCCACACTCCCATTACAGGAAAAAGTTCTTAAAACTTCTGCGTCTGCCTAGTTCCGCCATGGTAGCATTATGAACAAGATTTAATCCAATCGGATATGGCCTTGTCTGCCTCTTTTTCTAAACTTTTCTTCCGCTCTTCATCCCGCTTTCGGGCTTCTTCTCTCGCTTGAAATTGCTCCTCGGTTTCATAATCCATTTTCATATTTCTAGGATGCGTATTATGAGAGCATTCTACACAGTCATAATTTCTTGGCCTATTTAACATGATCTCTTAATAAATCTCCACTAGCACTTAATTTATTGGCAATTTCACAAGTGGTTCGCTTTCCACAAATATTTACACAATACATTTCCCGGATCAACCATCCGTAATCTTCAATAAATGTACTAACCGCTTCCTCTTTATCGTCAATATGCCGTAAATACTTATGTTCGTCCAAATGCCGAGATATTATATCTCGTTGGGCTTTCATAAAGTTCGCCAAACAATCACATTTTTCAGCGTTCATACTTAAATTGGTGGACCAGATAGGAATTACACCTATACATAATCAAAACTTTAACGAAGCACACCCTTCACATTTTGATCCCAGGGTCTCTGGTGCGTTTAACTATTTTCGCCACTGGCCCAATAAATATGGTAGGCCTGTCAGGTAACGCTCCTGAGTCTTACGCCAATCTAGCGATTAAGTTGTTTATAAGGCAACCGGCTGTCTTTCAGCTACAGGCCCAAAATCAAAGGCGGTAGCGACCCTAACTCTATAATTCATAACTAGCAACGTACTATAGTAATGAATCTAGTAATTTATGCTGTTTCCGCAAACTGATCGTCGCTTCGGGGATCGCACCCGTGTCTTAACATACAACTAGCATTAAAGGGCGGCTCACGTAACTACCCCAGGTTGCCACCTGACGTATCGCTGTAATCGTTTTAGATCGAACTTTCCACCTACTGCTCTCTAAAACGCCATTGATGCTTTGCCGTTATCCTCTAAGACCGCGACGTAATTGGGGTGGCATACCAGGCTCGAACTGGTTCTTTCAGCTCCACAAGCTAAAGTGCTAACCCTTACACTAATACCACCATTCAAATCTGGAGGGCCAGGTTAGAATCGAACTAACTCAATCGCTGTTTTGCAGACAGCCGCCTTCCCATTTGGCAACTGACCCATCTAAAATCTCTCACTCTCACAATAAGTATATCACAGGTTTAGAAAATGTCAACTGCCTAATCATTTTATATAAAAGGACTATTAAGAGAATGAGGATTGAGAAGAATGGGGATAATTGAAGGCGATTTAGGAATATTTCTCCATTTATTCAAAAAATTGGTTTTATATTTTTCTAAATCTTCTAACCACTCATTAAATCTTTTATCACAATAATCTACTTTTAATGAGCACCCAAAGTGTTTCCTCAAAAATGATAAAACTTTACTTCTTAATTTTATTAAAGTGGTGCGGGATGGGATAATCGAAATCCCGCCTGAAAATTGGCAATTTCCTGTTCTACCACTAAACCAATCCCGCTTAAATGGAGAGGCAGATCGGGCTCGAACCGACGACAGCCAACTTGGAAGGATGGCACTCTACCAACTGAGTTACTGCCTCATAAAATTATATCAATAACTATATCTCAAAAACAAAAAATATCAAGTTTTTGAGTCCGCAGCAAGTTTCTTAATTCTATCCATAAATAGAGAAACATCAAGGGTTTCTCTGTCGCTGCTCAATGTAGCCGTCAAAACCTGTTTACCACCTTCGGTTTTTTCGTGAAAGAATCTAATATCTCCCATACTAGAGAGTTTAAGAGAGCATTTCAACCTAATCCGCAACTCCCTTGGTGTATCTTGAAATCTTGTCTTATCACTCATTCTAAGACCATTATACATCAGAAACCAAAAATGTCAAGGGACCATCAACTTTTTTCTATATCCTGTATCCAGAAAGTGTCTTTAATCTACAGCAAATGGCTAAAAATGACCACAAAAATCCTTCATTTTCCTAAGAAAACCAACAAAATGCCTTTTTTTGGCCACTTCTCCATTGACATTATAAGAAAACGTGATATTCTGTTATCATAAGGAAAGGGAGAAAAGAGACAAAAAAATACTTCTCCAATGTTCTATGACATTACAAAAAATCAAGAAATGGATAAAAGGAGCACAGCATGTTATTACTGACTACTGCGAAAACGATGACAACGGGAATAACTATACCAGAGACATTTTTAGGGAAGGGGAGAAATACTACGCTGTTGAATATATAAATGGGGAAATCGCCCCTTACATAATGCGTGGTCAATTAGGGGGTTTAGCGAAACATACCACCTATAGACTCAAGGAAATAAAGGCCAAGGACATCAATTATACCTGAAACAAATGACGCAATATTACTACAATCTTGATTATCAGTTTATCTTCTGCTTTCCATTAAACGGACAAAAAGGATATTCATTACATTATGGAAATGTTAGAGGATTGGATTATACATTAAAAGAGGTAAAGGACATTGGAGCAAAGATTATAACTAAAGAAAAAGCAGAAAGGATTATAAAAACCAAATTGCCAGATTGATGCTGTGGAAAGCGACCCATTCCGGGTAAACATTATACATAGCGGCTTATAAAGGAGTTTATGAAAACAAATAAAAATAATGATACGAAAAAACTGCTCACGAAGCAGACTTAGAAAGATTACAAAAAATGATGCCTTTTATTGAGGAGTTAAATAGATCTATCAAAAAGAAAATATCGTTAAAAAAGTAATTTATGAAAATATTATATCTAATACCACTGCTATCTCTGTGCCTGTTTCTGACCAGTTGTTCTCCCCAAGGAGACTTTTGGGGAACGAAAGCTGTTGTAGTTTGTAAAAATCAATCTACTAATGATAAGGAAAAAAAGCAAGCTGAATATGTCATTCGATTTGGCGATGGTAAAACTTATGTTAATCTTACTCTCCTATTTGCCGAAGATTGGGCAGATGTTGGGGATCAAGTTAATGGGGTAAGAGGAGCAAAAATAGTATCAAAACCAAGTTCAGTTAAAGTAGAAAATGAATAAAGGAACATTATGAATGAAGAAGTAAGTGTGGCATATTACTGCCCTTATTGTGAATCTGAAGCAACTCTCATAATCAGTGCGGAAAGTCCTAATGATTATCATATAGTTGATGAATGTTGTCCTAATTGCGATGCCCAAATTGAAGGCGGTGTCATAGACAAATTAGCTTATGATGCTGTAGCTGATTATTTTCTTAGCGTTGGGTTAGCAGAAGATGATCTGCGATGTAGAGATTTAGATTAAGGGGGGGGGCTACCCCCCTCTCTATATAAGAGAAGGATTTGCTTTATTTCTACATATTTATAATAATATGGCTATTGAAGTTCCACGCGAAGAAAAACCAAAAGACGAGCATTAACAACAGATATAGAAAACTATCTAATTGATTTATTTGCGGAAGATGAAGAAGAACCATTTACAAGAAAAGTATTACTCTCATTAGTCAAGAAAAAGTTTGCTGGAAAATATGGTGATGATTTGATGCCTCATGTTAATTGGGCATTAAATAAACTAGATTTTAATAAACTTATTAAGAAGGTAGCACCCGGAACCTTTGAAGCAGAAAGTGGTCCGGATGATGAATACGCTGAAAGAGAAACTGGATATTCTCCAGAAGGAGAGTTTTCAGGAAGAAGCTATGATACCACTAAAGATACTTCCAAGCCAAAAAACAGAGAAGATTTTAAGCATGAAATGTTTAAGGCGGACTTTGCTGTAAAAAACACGAAAAATAGTGGGAAAAGCAAAGAAGAAATAGAAAAAATGTTAGACGAATACATCTCAAAATATAATTTTAATCCTGTCTGTTGTAAACTGGCTATTAAAAAATACTTTGAAGGTGCCGATGTGGCAATGTAATAATATGATTCCTAATAAAACTCAACTGGCAAAATTGCTTCTGGAAATTCTCACCGAGAAGTATAAAATGCGAAAACCCAAAAAGCAAAAGGTTAAAATCACCAAGAATAAGCCTACCAAGAATAAAATGCGTAAGCCGAAAAAAGTCAGAGAGAATGATGATATTTGGAATAATCTAGCTTTTCATAATACATCACCAGAATTACAGAAAAAACTGAAAGAACTTTATCAAATATTCATCGAACGAATAATGAATAAAACGCATTGTACAAAAGAACAAGCGGATATCGAATGGATAAAAGCAGTTTCTAATTTTGGCCAACCAAATTTTTCAAGAAATTAACCAAACTTCTTGACAATCCCCCCCATAGGTGTTATAATTGGTTGGTAAAATTAAAACCAATTTGTTATACACCTTATGAAGATAATTGATTCTGATAGCGGCTTAGAAAAATTCGGTAAAAATGTTTCCGATCTTTCTGCTAAAGAAAGTAAAACCCCACCACCAGCAGGAACTTTTAATCAAGGATATGGCGACCCTGCCCATCCTAAAAATGGGAAAACAGGCGATATAACTGCTTTAGTTCAATGGTCAATTTGTGGACCTAATACCTACAAACCAGTTTCATTTACCTTTCCTAAATTAGAGAAAGGTATTTATAATATCTATGCGAGTCAGAACCATGGCATTGTATTCGAGCGTAAGACTATTTGTGTAGATGATTTACTTAGGTTCCCTGATTCGGTTTCAGATAAGATTCTAAAAGAGATAACCATATTCTGGAACAAAGGCGACAAGTTTAAGTTTCACGGTTTCTTACATCGCCGTGGGTATCTATTACACGGACCTGCTGGATCAGGTAAAACTTGTTTGGTTCAACAGATTATTGCCGATATTGTCAATTCGGATGGATTAGTATTTCAATGCACCAACCATCCAAGCGTATTTAATGATGGATTAGCAAATTACCGCAAGGTAGAGCCAGACAGACCTGTAGTGTGTTTATTTGAAGATATTGATGCGATTGTTGACGAATACGGGGAGGACGAAATTTTAACTTTACTCGACGGAGAAAATCAAATTGATAAGGTATTAAATATAGCGTGCCCAGCACCAGAAACATTAATTCTAAAAACCGATTTAACTTGGCAGCCAGCAGGAGACTTAAAAGTTGGAGATGAACTTATTGCTTTTGATGAAAATGCTATATGTGGATGGCATGTTAAAGAACGATTAGGACGTAAATATAGAACGGCGAAGGTAACATCTACTGGAATAATAACAAAACCTAGATTTCAAATAATAACTGATTCTGGAACAAATATTATAGTAAGCGAAAAACATCCCTTTCTAATAAAACGAGGAAAAAATAAATCTCATGTGTGGAAATATGTTGATGAGATGGAGATAGGAGATTGTATTGTTTCATCGGGAAAGCCGTGGAAATTGGATACTTCATATGAAGGTGGATATTTAGCTGGTCAGTTTGACGCTGAAGGATCACTAAATATTTCGGTATCATCATCCAAAAGACACACATTTAAAGCCTGTTGGACTCAATCGGAAGGACCTTTAATCGGTGTTATGGAATCATTATTAAAAAATCGAAACTTTGATTTTGCTACTTATAAAAGAAAAAAAGAAAGATGTAGTGGAGGCGGATTAGTTCCAAAATCTGAATTTTACAAACAAATTCACGATTTACAAATAAATGGTGGAAGATGGGGAAGTCTTAGACTTCTTGGATCTCTCAGACCGATAAGATTATTAAATCATCCACGATTAAAAGATGCTTGGGAAGATGTTAGGATAGGTGGAAATTGTATGTATGAAAAAGTAGTTTCAGTGAAAAAAATTGGCAATGGGCCAGTCGTAGCTCTTAGTACAACAACCAAAACATTTATTGGGGAAGGATTGTTTCAACATAATACAACAAACTATCCAGAAAAGCTTGATCCACGACTTATTGCTCGCCCAAGGCGATTTGATAGAGTAATGGAAATTGACATGCCGCCTGATAAGGTTCGTAAAATGTATTTTGAAAAGAAACTCAAAATTGACGGACATGAGTTAAAGAAATGGGTAAATGCTACAGAAGGATTTTCATTTGCTGCTTGTGCTGAATTAGTAATATCAGTTATGTGCTTTGAAATGCCATTCTTTGATGCCGTTGAGAGGCTTCGTGAAATGACGGATGTTAAAATCAGCAGTAGTGATTACAAGAAAGGTCCGAAAGGTTTTAGAGCTGGTGTTGGATTTGGTAAGGCCCCCGTTGTAAAAGAAGAAATCTAATCACACCCCCTTGACATTAGAAAAACTCATGGTATAGTAATATATGAAAATCAAAAAATACAAATACATAAAGAATAAATCAAAAATACTTAAATTGTATTTTTCCCCATCTTGGTTAAAACACGGTAGAAGCAATTTTCGTATTTCATCTGGGCCAATCGAATTATATTTAGGAGGGATGGAAGCAAGAATGCTTCATTCATTTCTAAAGAAAATCTACGGATAAGATTACTACTTCCCTTGACATTAGAAAAACTCATGGTATAATGTCCCTATGAAGATACTTGTCCACCCAGATTCGGTGCCACTGTCTCTTGAGGAATGTATTGATAATCTTAAAACATATCTCGACGAGAAAGATATAAAGGAAATAAACGATTTTAAGTATAATCCATTTGTTAAAGAAAAGATTGGTGCTGCTATATTCCTAATATCGGCTTGGTCATTAACTGATGAAGAAAGTAGATTAGTTCAATGGTTCAAGAAAGAGCACGGATTAACACACCCAGATGACATTAGTGGAATGATTCTATATTGTCTATATCGTGATGTTAAAGAGATTCCAAGAGAAGAAAAGAAACTAGCAACCAAATAACGAAAAGATAGAATTAAAAAAACAAAAGCAACAGAATTGCCGGAAGTAAAGCCGGAAGGACCAAGAGAGCTATAATATGAAATCAGTATTAAGAATTATTTTAACTATTATTTTAAGTATTACTTTACCATTATGGTTTATACCATTTATAATGTATCATATAACAAAAGAAATAATTAATTAAAATATTAACACAAATTATGATAACCATAAAACAAATAAACACAAACATCAATCGTCTGAAATCCAACAAACACACCAACAAGCGTAGGTTAAGCTATTGGTTAAATCAAAAAGAGCATTATATTGCTTTAATTCAAAAGAGAGGGAAATAATATGAAGAAATTAAATCAAAATGAAAGAGTATATTTTAAGATACGAGATGAAGTTGAAGGATTTGCGACGGTGGCCGGCGACTATGATTTGCTCGTTATCCTGGAACCAGAAAAACAAATAGGTAATTATTCTCACATTTATGTGGTGAGAGAACAAATTATAGACGGACCTACTACTACTACTACTACTACTACTACTACTACTGAAAAGCCCGTGGTTGCTGAAGAAGTTGATGATGGATTATGAAAAACAAAGTTGAGTTTGTAGGAATTATCGTAAAGATAAATGGAAAGAAAAAAATCTTTAAGAAAGGACATCTTTATTTTCAAGGTTGGGGATTTGAAGGAGAAGATTGTAGCGATAATGGAATAAATGTAGAAATATGGAACGGCAAAAAGAAATATAGAATGAATGAGTATGATTTGAATTATTAGCATATGAACCACAAACAAAAATTTGATATTGGAGAAATTATACATTTTGACCATCCTGGTTATGGCAAAGGATATGGAGTAGTTATTGGTTATAATGCTGAAAAGAACCATTACCATATTTCACCAAGCAAAAATAATAAAGATGGAAAAACCATAGTCTGCATAACATCAGAATTGATCTCAGCACCATTTTAAGTATGAATAATATAAAAAATTATATTAAAAAAGAATGGGCAGGAATTTTTATTGGTATCATAATGGGTGTATGTGGATATATTGCGCTTATGACAATGATAACAAGTAAAGTCCCTTTCTAAATATGGACGTTTATAGTGCTGTAGAATACATGAGAACAGGCAAACAGGTAAGACCTGATGTCCCTTGGCTTAAAAACATTTCGTATAAACTTTGCCATCAAGATAAAATTGTTGGGGTATTGATGAATGACCAACCTTGTTCTGGAAAGATTGAATATGTTTATACCATTGACGGATTTATAGATAACTACACAAAAAGAAATGAAATAACCAAATGGGAATTAATACCATATAATGAAAACATATGAAGTATCTTTGTGGCCTAATAACCAGTCACCAATATTGTTGGGTTATTATAAAGCAAATACTCTTAAAGAAGCAAAGAAAAATGCTTGTAAAGAGAATGATATAGATTTTAATGATGAAAATCTTTTTGTGGTTTTGGATTCTAAAGATGCTCCTATGAGAAGATGGAATAGATAATGAAAATTAACATAATAACATGTGACGCCTGTGATAGAGGAAATGATGATGATATAGCAGTTAATGAATATTATATAATCACAGGAAGAGAAGTAGATCCATCAGGTAATGGATATATAGATAATTGGAGGTATTTTGATTTTTGTAAAGAATGTCTTGAAAAGTATAAAAATCAAAATCCTAAACAACACATTTTCTATTTACGAAGCGGCAAACCATTATAATTTATAACATGAAAAAGGGTTATACTATAAATGTTTTAGATAAAGGTTTTGTTCGCCTTATTGACCATTTTGGAACTGATAAGAGAATAGTAGAAGCAGCCAGAATATCATATAAATCACCATCAAAAGGCGATGAAGCAGACAAGAAACTATTATTTTATCTGTGGAAGCATAGACACACTTCTCCCTTTGAGCAATGTTCAGTTATTTATAACATTAAACTTCCACTATTTGTCCAAGCTCAAATGGTTAGACATAGAACACAAAGATTAAATCAAGTATCAGCAAGATACATTGAAATGATTGATGAGTTTTACATTCCGAATACTTGGAGAAAACAAGATACGAAAGATAGACAAAGTAGCGTTAAAGAAGAAAATTGGAAACCTTATCTTTCTTATGGCCGTGATACCGTGGATGCTACAAGTGACTTAAAGAGACATTGTGAAAGTAGCTATTATTTGTATCAGAAAATGATTGAGGCGGGTATTGCTCGTGAAATGGCTCGAATGGTGCTACCACAAAATCTCTATACAGAAATATATTCTAATTGGGACCTGAACAATCTTATGAGATTTTTCTCTTTAAGATTAGATAAGCATGCTCAAGAAGAAATACAAATATATGCTCGAGCAATGTATGATATATTTAAGGAATTATATCCGTGGTGTGCTGAAGCTTATGAAAAGTATAAATGGAAGTTGGTAGAAAATGAATAATGAAATCACTAATAATATAGATTTGACAGGAAGTATAGGTAATATACACATTTCCGACGAATTAAAAAAGAAATGGATAAATTATGAGTTCCGGGGAAAGCCATTTATATTAAAAAGCGGAAAATATATTAGAGCATATTCTAAATGTTTTGAATGTATTCATTTTTATGATTTTGAAAAGGATTTCATATGGTTTTCAAAAGATGATATAATGAGATAATTTTCTAACGTTTTATATCCTAACGTTATATTTATTACTATGGGGCGCAAAAAATTAAATCGGACCAAAGAAGAAATACGAGAACAAAATCGTATTAGACAAAGAAGATTTTATGAACGACATAATAAAAGAATTAGAGCAGAAAAACTTAGAAAATACTACAAACAAAAAGAAATGGATAAATAAATGTTCTAAATGTGGGAAAGAAAAATCATATAGCCGAAAATATAATTTAGATAGATCTATAGAAAGAGGAAATCTTTGTGGAAGTTGTTCTAAAAAAGGAAAATTAAAATCGGAAGAGCATAAAAGAAAAATTGGAATTTCTCATATAGGTATAAATCACACAAAAGAAACAAAATTAAAGTTATCTATTTCTCATAAAGGTCTAATATCAGGAGAAAAAAATCCTTGGTATGGAAAAAATCGTAGTGGAAAAAATAATCCTAATTATGGAAAAACAGGAAACAAATCTTTTTGGTATGGCAAATCTCACACAGAAGAAACAAAAAAGAAAATATCTAAATCTCACATAGGAATAAAACCATCGGCCGAATCAAAATATAAAATGAGATTGTCGGCAATAAAAAGAATAAAAGAAAAAAGAATAAAACCCTATACTAATTATAATCCAAAAGCCTGCGAATACTTTGATAAACTTAATAAAGAAAGAGGATGGAATCTACAACACGCTCTTAATGGTGGGGAAATAGAAATATATGGATATTTTTTAGATAGTTATGATAAAAATAAAAATATTATTGTAGAATATGACGAGCCTAAACACGAAAAACCTTCTCAAAAAAAGAAAGATGAAATCCGTCAACAACAAATCATAGAAATTTTAAATCCTGCCGAATTTTGGCGGTATAGTGAAAATCATAAAAAACTTACACAGATTTATTCCACCCCCTTGACAAAATAAAAGTCTGTGATATAATAAGTTCAAGATGGGAGATTTCAAAGGTTCATATTTAACACCGTTTCCTTTTCTTCGGGCCATTTACTTGACTTGTCTATGGATAAGCCAGTCATTAGACTACGAAGAAAAGTGTAAGGAGACAGGCGATTTCTATTTTACATGGAAAATAAAATGCCGAGAATGTTATAGTCCACTGGAACTTAAAACTGTTTCGTGGTTATCGCCTCGATGCCATTTAAGAAGATTTACTGATACATGGAGTTATTGTCGTTCTACCAGAACTAAATTATTTAGAATGCTATGAACAGAGCCGAAGCAACTGCTTTACTTCAAAAATACAGGGATTTTCCTGCCACAAATGTTTTCACAACGAAACCATTCAACTATCCTCTCTTTCATTTATTAGAATGTTTTTCTAAAGGATGGGACATTTATAGTTTAGAATACAGTATTTGTTTTGGGGAATTTCGCACAAACCATATTCACGATATTGATTTTGAAAAAATTGGTGGATTCCAAAAAATCGACCATCATTTGCTATGGAAATATGTTGCTAGAAATTCTGGGCTAAAGAATACTACTTTAGGATTTGTTCAAGAGGATTTATATTGTCGTTATGTAGGGCGCTGTAATCCACTTAAGGGACCTCTTACTACTTGGACTTACATTCCATTTGATAGAATAAGAGAAAATGAAAGATTTGCTGGTAGAATTGGAAAGCATACCAATCTTTATTTGATTGAACTTGATTTAGATATGATTGAAGTTCAAGGAGAATGGCGGGATGATATTCCGTGGCATTATTTACAACAAACGATTGATTGGAAACCATATAAAGATAGAATAGAATGGCAAAATGAGGAAGCACAAGAAGTAGCAGGACCTCTTTTAAGAGATAGATTTGCAGCCCTTGGAATAAGAAATAATCAATAATTTATGTATAACCCATCGAAAAACGGACAGTATATAGAATTGTTTACCCAGGTCTATGATCAGGGCCAAGAATTAGCAAGGCAGGGAGAAGTTTTTAACTGCCCATATAGAAAAGTGATTGATACTCATCCAGCAATGTATGAACCTTATGCATATGATTATGCCAAGGTCTTAACTATAGAAGATGATTTTTATAATTGGTTCTATAATGGATACTATGACTATAATCGTGAAGAGGATAAGGCATTTCTAAAGCTAGCAGTCCCAAAAGTCAAAAAGGCAGTAAAGAAAAAATCAATTAAGAAGAAAACCACCGAAAAACTGCCAGAAGTGCTGAAAGAGTTTGAAGGTAAGGAAATGACTTATTAGTATAATGAATAAACCATTAGAAATCTTATACGGTTTAGGAAATAACGGCAAAGTTCTTGAGTATGAAATGCAGGTTGTAGGAAACCGCTTTCGGACTATAACTGGATCTCAGGGATTTGGTCATGTTACCAGTGAGTGGACAGTCTGCGAAGGCAAAAATCTTGGCAGAGCCAACGAAACTACACCAGAGGAGCAGGCTTATTCAGAAGCCAAATCAAGATGGGAAAAGAAGCAGAAAAGTGGTGGTTATTGGAAAAACATTAAGGATATTAACAAAGTAAAGTTTGTTGAGCCAATGCTTGCTTATCCGTTGGTAAACTCCAAACACGATAGAACAAAGCATGTTAAGTTTCCGTGTATGGTTGACCGAAAATATAATGGCGGTCGAGTTATTTTTACCAGAAACGGAGCCTTTACGAGAAAAGGAGAAAAATATTTAACTATACCACATATTGTTAAATCATTAGAACCACTTTTTGAGAAATATCCAGATTTGGTGATTGATTCGGAAGGATACAATCATTTATATAGATATGAATTAAACGAATTGATGTCCATTTTGAGAACATCTGTAAATATTACAGATAAATTGTTAGAAAAATCTGAAAAAATAGTTAGATTATATGTTTATGATTGTTATGGGTTTGAGACAACCGAGGAAGAAACCGGATGTTGGCACAGAAGATTAGCATTAAATGCTTTATTAAAAGATATACCTTATACAGTAGCGGTCCCGTTCAAAACGGCGCATTCCTTAAAAGAAGTGTATGAAATCTATGATGAATATGTAAGAGAGGGATATGAGGGCGCAATAGTTCGTAATTGGAATGCCCCATATCAACATAAGAGAACAAACGATTTGATTAAAATTAAGCCTGAGGAAGATGCAGAAGCCACAGTTATCACAATACATAAAGGTAATGGTAATGCTTCTAATTTTGCGGCTACTGCCACGTTAAAAATGGAAGATGGTCGTGAATTTGATGCTACATTTAGAGGACCGGAAGATCAAAAAATAGATATTCTTAAACATCCAGAAAATTGGGTGGGATGAAAAATAACATTTTTATATAATGGCATAACAGGTTTGGGGAATCCCAACTATCCAAGAATAGATATTAAGAATTGTATGAAAGGAGATCGCTAATATTTATTTTTAATACAATTATCTAACCACCATAAAGGCTGTAAATTAGTATAATGAAAACATTTTCTTTGATCATCTACTTGAGACAAATCAAAAGAAGCACAAGGTTTGATATGGTCTATATGCCATCCTTTTCTACCATAATTATCCCAAGTCATACTATTATTAAATTGTTTTTCTAAATAATTTTTAAGAAACTCTATGCTACAACCGACTAATTTTTTAGTATTATCGCATTTTACATTTGTTTTTAATGCTTGTCTTAATCTATTTCGCAAAGCGTGTATTATTTTATAATTTATATTTTTACTATTTACGTTTTTATGATATTCTTTTTTATAATTTCCAATATGATATTTGTTTTTTTCTCTCCACTCACGCATATATAACGCACGATGTTGTTTTGTTTTAATTCTGTATTCTCTTATTTTTTGTTTATTCTCTATGACGTATTTTTTGTGGTATTCTTTAATATGATTTTTATTTTTAGGCAGCCATTTGTTAAACTTGAGTTTACAACATTCTCTACAATGAGAGGACAAACCATCACTCTTTTGTTTAACTTTACTAAACTCATTAACCAGTTTCTCTTGATTGCATTTTGTACATGTTTTAGTCATATAAATAAATATAAATCCACATACTAAATGTAAGCGTATAATCACAATTTGTCAAAATATAAATAATATGAGTGATGAAGCAAAAATTGGAGTAGCAAAAATATTGGCTTGTGGAGCAATAGTTAGTGGATTTCTTCTTCCATTCACTAACTCATGGTCTCTCATTCCATTTTGTATATGTTCGTGTTTACTTGCTCTTTGGTTTATTATAATTTTATAAAATAATATGGCTTTTCTATACTGGTCAACCGCTTTCATCTGGGCTATATACGCGACCCGCATGACCAACCATATCTGGGGTCTTGGCTTCTGGGAAATGATATTCATTTTTCTTTCTCATTTCCTTTTGTGTCCACTTGGAATTATAGTTGGTATAAGCAGATTTAGGCGGGACTTTGGGCAGACGAGCCATTATATGGCGAATTATTAGGAGAGATTTTAATGCATGACTCTAAATAGAGCAGCTCTCTCTATAAAAAATCTATTTGACAAAACCCTTAGATGGTGTTATGGTAGTCCTATGTTTATCGCACTTGATGTAGAAACCGGTGGAATTGGAACTGATTACAGCCTGTTATCGGCCTATTTCCTTGCCCTAGATGAAAAGTTTAACAAGATAGATGATCTCTATCTTCTTCTAAAGCCAGACGATGGTATTTATCGTGTTTGTGGCGAAGCCCTAAATGTCAATCGTATTGACTTGAAGGTTCACGATACCAAAGCTATCATATACAGGGATGCAGGCACAATGTTATACAAGTGGTTATCAAAGATAACTTCCGATGGTAAGACAAAGGCCTATCTATTAGGCCACAATGTAAAGGGTGATAGAGATAAGGTTGTTCAATTTCTACTTTGTCGTGGCTCCTGGGAAAAGTTTGTTTCTCACAGGCTAAGAGATACTCAAGCTTCTGCTGGTTTTCTTGTAGATGGTGGTATATTACCATCAAATCTATCCTGTAGTCTGGAATCATTAGTTAAATATTTTGGTATACCATTTGATGAAAATGAAATGCACGATGCTAAGGTGGATACTGAAAAGACAGTAGAAGTATATAAAGCATTGACAAGTTTATTACAAGATTTAGTAAATGGTGTAATGAGATAATATGAAAATAAGAGAAGGATTTGTAAGTAATAGTAGTTCATCTTCATTTTGTATATTCGGTATTAGTCTGAATACTAGTGATTATGAAGATATTAACGAATTAGAAAGAAAAGCAAAAGAGGAAGGGCTTGAGGTTAAATGGACACCTTGGGATACTATAGCAATAGGTAGAAGTTATTCAAGCATCAAGGATGATGAAACCGGATTACAATTCAAGGAAAGCGTCAAAGAGAAATTAAATAAATTGAAATTACCTTCTGATAACGCTACCTTGTGTGAATCATCGTGGTATGATGGATAGAATAAATTACCACGAAAAATTAAGACCTTTCCGCAAGGAAATACTAAAAGAAATGCGTAGAAGGGAACGAGAAGGTCCTGTCAATGGGCTTGATGGAATGTTTCTTGGTCTTGCTGAAGATTGTGGAATATACCCAGATGATATTGTAGAAAAGTATATCAAAAAGCTTGATGAACCAGACGGCTGGGAAGGAGATTTAATAAATCAATTATGAAAGATAAATGGAAAATCCATCCAGACATTAAAATTATTAGAGATAGCGGTTCTCGCTTATTAAGATCTGCCAGAAAAGCATTCAGAGTAATGAAATTGGAAAAAGAAAGAAAAATTGTATTTTACGATATATGAATAAAGAAGTATCAGAAAAATGTTATCAGAGTGCTGATAAAATTATAAAAATATTGGAAGGAATGGGTTATAGTACCGAAACTAAACCTGCCTATGAAAATCTGTTAAAGGATTTGATTACCATTGAGATTAGGAGATTTGTAAGTGATATTGCTACTACATTTTATAATAATGTGGCACTTTCGCCAATAGAAAAGCAATTTCCAAATGAAAAAACCAACGACAATTCTATTACTTGATGGCTGGGTGAAACCAGCCTTAAAGGAAAAGTTAAAGGCTTATAATATCAGTTATAGGTCGGCTGTTTGTATCAGTGAAGTGAAGGCATTCAATGGTAAAACAGATGTTATATTATATGACTTAAGAGAGTCATCTACTTATTTGCTTCATAAGCACAAGATACCATTTCTTATTCTAAAGGGTGATGCTGATTACATATCAAGAGTAATCTTTGAGCAACAAGGTTGGTCAAATCCATTTTAATTATGAAAGTCAAAGATTGGATAAAAGAATTACAATCTCTTAATCCTGAAAAGGAATTGTATGTTCATTATAGAGGAAGTGATGGAGAAGATTGGGGTTATATGATTGCTAGACCAAGATTAGAAACTATTCCACTAGAAAAACGTGTTTTTATGAAGCGTACTTTAATCTATAGGGATGAAGGGCATAAAAAAGCAACCCCACTGGGAGAATGCGCTACAATGGAAATTGATTGGATTTAATGAAAATATCTGAAAAACAATTACTAATGTTGATTGACATTGCCAAGGAAACTTGCTCCACCCCCGATCTTGTCGGCGGCTATGACCCTCAGCAAAGAGTACAATTAGTAAATGATATTATTAATCAACAGAGTGACGAACCAAAAGAAATAGAACCATATTACCCCCTTGATCATTTGGATGAAGATGAGGGGACTTGACAGATATAAAAAGTGTGTTATACTTCTTACATTGAGACATAAGGAGTTTTTATTTATCTATGATAACCGTTGATCAAGCCAGAGAACTAGTAAATAATGTAGAAATACCATTTCCTCAAGATTGGAGAGATGAAATGCTCCGTTCAGTTGAAGAAACTATAAGAACTATGGCTAGAAGTGGAAAGAAAGTGGCTAATGTTCAAGGAAAAGTATATGCCACTAGTCTAGGTGGTTATAACACCGGAACCTTTTTTCTAAGTCCCGATCAATTCCTTGAAATAACTGCTATATTAAAGCAAAATGGTTTCGGAGTAAACGAGGATTTCCGAATACGCTTCGATGGTCAACCACTCAACATTGATATATTTTGGTAACGAAACCCAATGAATTATTAGTCTGCGTAGATGTTTTATGCCATAAGAAGTGGAGCAGAACATTGGTGGATGGACAATTAAAGTCTCGGTCATGGTGGGAAAGACACCGAAAGTCTCTTATAGATACGCCGGCAATTAAAATAGAGGCTGTCTGGGAGCCTAATCCAATGGATATACCAATTCCATATGAGGAAGAATTTCCCGCAGAAAAGACAGGATTATAAGCGTTCCACCTGTCAAGGGGGCTCTTCTTCTTTTCGGGTGGTAAGCACCCCTACAATTTCGGTTAAAACATAAACAAACAAAATGAAAAAAAAACATAATAGTATCAACATTATTCATAGCAATCGCCCTTTTCTTGTGTGGTTGTTCTAAACAAATAGATGGACAAATCTTTGTCTCAACTCAAGGTGGAATGTCCTATAAATTAGGGTCTGTTCCAGTTTCTATTGTAAAGGCTAATGATCTTACACCAGTATTGAAACGATATATTAGTGATGCTCAAACACTCAAAGTAAATGGTGTTGCTTCAATCAAAAAGATTGCTGATGTAGTAAAATCAGCAGAAGTTAAATCCAACACAACTGAAAAGGATTTGAATACTTTAAAAGAGTATGTTATCATGGCAGCATCAGAAGAAGCAATAAAACAAATTGAAAGAAAAAATTGGGTAATCAATAAAATTATGTCATTATTACTTTCTATTTTGTTAACGCTTAAGATATTTTTATTTGTTGCGATGTTTATAGCATCATTGGTGGCATTATTTATATCTTCTAACTATTCACTGGACGCCGGACCAGGTGAGTGGCGTAAAGTTTGTGTTTTTCCTATAATGTTATTTTTAATATGTTTGGTGTGGGTATTTTTTTGTAATAATACAACTCCGGAAACATATTTTAGTTTTCCGGTTAATACTCCAACACAAACTCAGCAGTTAGAAAACAATAAGTAAAAATATGAAAGTACAAATAATTAAAAAAGGCGATAAATATTGTGTTAGAACGTGGTGTTTATTTTTTTGGATGTATGAACAGTATGATGGATGTTGGTTTTGGCCTGATTATACATCTTGGATTGATTATAACGAGGCAGTAGAAATGCGGAATAATTTGATAAAAGATGAAATTTTTAAGCGATCAAAAATAACTATCGTAGAATAATATGAGAAAAATATTGTTATATATAACCGCTTGGATTTTAATACCTTTAAATTGGCCAGGAATGTTTATCTTTTGGTTATTTGATAAGATTGGAGATTTTTTCAGTGAAGCATCTGAATTATCTTATAAAATAAAGGGGAAATATAAATGAAGGATGCGGAAAAGAAATACAGATATAGGGTAAGCATAGGCATTAAAGGTAAGTCTGGAAAGTCATATCGTGTTGAGGAAGAAGTTTTCTCTGAAAGTAGAGACCAGTCAAAACAGGACGCCATAAAACTTCTAAAGGATGAAGGGTTTGAGTTTGATGGTAAAGACTACACTATTTGGGTAGAATAATATGAGAAAAATAAGATATAAAGTTGGTAAAAATGAAGATATTGGATGTATTTCACATGGAGCCATTATCACTAATGTTTATATAATAAAAGAAACCACAAATGGTGGGGAAGCATTGGTATATTTTCCAAAAAAAGTAGAATGGATGTTGGTATTAGATGATGAAATAGAAAAAGGAACCGATATTGGTTGCGGTTCTTTAGGATTTGCTCAAATTTTACATGAAAGAAGTCGCGAAAGTAAAGAAAAAGAATTGTGGGAACGACACTGCGATGACTATATCAATTTAGATAATATAAGTGGTAGAGTTTATGAAAGCAAAATAAAGAAAAGAAAATGAAAGTACAAATAATTAAAAAAGGCGATAAATATTGTGTTAGAACGTGGTGTTTATTTTTTTGGATGTATGATCAGTATGATGGAGATCGGTATGATGGATGTTGGTTTTGGCCCGATTATACATCTTTGGTTGATTATAACAAGGCAGTAGAAATGCGAAATGCTTTGATAAAAAATGAAATTGAAAGGGAAAAATTTAAGCGATCAAAAATAACTATTGTAGAATAATATGAGTATAGGAGTTAAATTAGAATATTGGAATGCGGCTCCAGACCCGGATTCTGTTCATGTTATTATTCATCCACGAAAGCAATTCTATAATGGTAAGGACATTAGTTGGTATGAGTTTGTTATGGATGGAGTGCCTTTACACGAATTAGGACACGAGGACATTATACCTGATGGGTTTATAAGGGTGCCAGACACCGATTACTATGAGTTTGGTGGAACCGCAGAAGAAGCCAGAAACAATTTGACACAGAACGATTTTACACTTATAGTAAAGGGTGATGCCATATAATTTATTTTTAGTTAATATAGTTTCGATTTAGATTCGGTTCTCTATAGTTATACTATATGAGAACTAAAAGCGAATTAAACAAAAGCGGAATCTATAAAATTACAAATAAGTTAAATAAAAAATTATATGTCGGAAGTTCTGTAAATATTAGGAAGCGATGGAAGGCTCATAGAAATCGTTTGCGAAGAAATCAACACCCCAACAAACATTTACAATCGTCATTTAATAAACATGGAATTGATGTATTTGAATTTGAAGTATTGGAGTTTATTGATATACCGCATTTGATAGATAGAGAGCAATGCTGGATGGATCGTTATCAAAGTTATAATAGAAAATATGGATATAATATGTCTCCGATAGCAGATTTACCCCGTTTTGGATGTAAAGCTTCAAAAGAGACATTGAAAAGATTAAGCGGTTCTCACAGGGGGAATAAACAAACAAAAGAAACCAAACGAAAAATAAGCGAATCTCAATATAAACCGGTTTATCAGATAGACATTGATGGAAATATAATCAAAAGATTTGGATCATGCTTAGAAGTAGAAAATGTTATGGGAATATCAAGACAAAATATTTCTATGGCTTGCCGTAAAAAAACAAATTATATAAAAGGTTATCAATGGTGTTATGTTGAGGATATAGATAAGTTTAAGTCAAAACTTCCTAAAGGATGGAAACCTATTGCTCAGTTTGATAAAAATGGAAATATTATTAAAACATGGAAATCAATACAACAAGCTGCCGATGATAAAAATGTAGATAGAGGTACAATTTATAGAAAACTTAAAAATGGAATAGATTTTCATTATGTATTCGCTATTTCTTGATGATTTCCGGGTTCCTAATACCTTTCTAAAAGATATTAGGACATGGACCGTGGTTAGGAACTATAAAGAGTTTGTAAAAACTATAAAGGAACGTGGTTTACCTGATTTTATAAGTTTTGATCATGATCTCGGGCCGGAACACTACGCAATATTTGATATATTAGAAGCTTTACAACAAGAGGAACCACTGCCAAAATATGATAAGATACCATATGACAAATATGAGGAAAAAACGGGTTATCATTGTGCTTTATATTTAATAGAATATTGTAAAGGAAAGAAATTACCACTGCCCGATTATCAGGTTCATAGCATGAACCCAGTAGGAGCTGAAAATATAAAAAAGTTGTTAGAAAATTATAAGAAACATCAAAAAAAGAACGCAAATGAGTAATACTATATCAACAAGTATTTCTTGGAAGGATCCAGAACCAGCAATGGCTACTATAAACTTAACGGATTATCCGCACATTGCGGAATCCGATTTATTTAGAGTTCTTCATCATTTTCCAACCTTAAGCGAGGGGGGTCCGTGGATTGCTGGGGGCTCTCTATGGAGAACCTTTAATAAGGAACCACTGGAAAAATGCGACATTGATGTATTTTTTAAAAGCAAAAAGCAATTTGAGGAACTTACCATAAAAATGAGAAGTTTTCCATATGTTAAAAATGTTATCAGCGAAACTAAAAAGAAGTGGAATACGCTTTACAAGTATCATGTAAACGAAGGCAAAAAGTTTAATAAGACTGTAGATATTCAATTCATTAACGTGGCTCATTATAGTTCACTCGCCAAGTTATTGAATAGTTTTGATTTTACCGTGTGCCAATTTGGTTGGGATGGAAAAAACTTTCTTACAGGAAAAACTTCTGTAGATGATTTATCCAAGAAACAAATTGTATTTTGGAGTATTTCTAAATACAAATCTTTAATGAGGCATCTTCATAAGTATTTGAGCAATGGTTTTACTGTTTCTAGTGATCAAACCAAATTTCTTGCCTATTCTCTTAACAATTCGGATTGTTGGGCAAAATCCAAGTCAGGCGATTATGATGAAGATGATAAGAGTTGTGAAAAGATGAAGGTTCCATTTAACCATGATCCTCTGTTTGTTCCGTGTGTAAGGGCAGAAGTAGAGACTGATGGTAATTGGGAGGGTTATGGTTATGTCAATCGCAATAGACCAGTAGATGAACAAGCTATAAGACCAGCACTTGTTGAACAACCTATAGCACTTCAACATCTGGATGCTGTTGATGAACCAAGGCCACGCAGAAGAAATTTTAATCGTGGTGTTGCAATAGGGGGGAGACCCGCTCCTGCTGGGGAGTGGAGAGAATGGGATCCGCTTATACGTGGATTACCTCCTGCCCCAGAAGTGGCGCCGGCAATTCAACATGCTGGTATTCCGATGCCTGGAGTTGTAGAAGCAGTTGCTGAAGATCAACTTTTTCAACAACCTGCTCAAGAAGCATACGCGGCATTTCAAGCTAGAGTAGATGATGCCCGAGTGGTTTATGGTAATCGTTTACAGAATGCTATTGACCTTGATGATGGTATTCAACCTAACAATAACCAAAATATAGGCCGAGTTGAAGTTGAGATGCATCGTCAGGATCAACACAGAGCAGATGCCAATGAAGCAATGCGAAGATTGCGTGACGAAGATGGAATAAATCGTAGGGTTGGGGAAGGCGAGGCTCATTATGATAATCGTATATTGGATAGGGCTCAAGGAATTATGCGTGAAATTGAAAATGAAAGACGGCGACCTGCTGACGATGCAGTCTTAGCTCAACACTTTGATCACTTGTTTGGCCAAGCTGCAGAACCTGTGGAAAATATACCAGTGGTGGCCGAAGCTAATATAGCTCAAAACTTATTTGCCGAAAATGCTTATGTTCCTGCACACGAAGCTATCGGAGAGGTAGCTGCTGAAATTGATGAATTTCTTAGAATAATGGAGGCTGGTGATCAGAATGGATAATAAGAAAAATGTAAAATAAATTATAAGTTGGAATAAATCCAAAGAAAAAAAGAAAGAAAATACAAATGAACGAAGAACAGAAGAAATTAGCGGATCAAATGGTGCTTGATATTCAAGTTGAAGTTGAAAACGATTTGAAGGCTGAAAAAGGTGAAACGGTTGTTGCCCAAGAAGTAAGGCCTAATCCTTTAGTGGATGGTATTCTTGAATGGGGTAAACAATTAGATCTTGATAATGTAAAACCAAACTCGGTTTTGATGATTAGGGTCAATTCAGAGGAACCTGAGTATGCTTATAAGTTTCAAATGGGAGTGGTTAAGCATGTTTTGGAGCCAAGATTTGAATTGCTTAAAGCTAAGAAGGTTACAGTTCTATTTCTATCTAATAAGGATGATATATCTATTCTTACTGAGGAAGATATGTTAAAAGCGGGCTGGGAAAAACGAGAAAAAAGTAGGATTATTATACCGTAATATATTCAACAGAAAAATTATGAAACTTTTTATTTTAATATCAATTTGTTTGTTATTGGCCGGGTGTACCTTTTCTAACAAACCCCCTACAGTTGTCTCTACGGTTTCTGTGGGAAAAATAATAGATGCCCAATCAATCACTGTTTCTTATAGAGAGAATACTTATACACAAATAAAAACTGAAAGTATTATGGTAGTTATTCCAGCCCGCGTTGCTGTTAACCTGGGGAAATATGCAGAGATTATTACGTGGAGCGATGGCAAAAAAAGTATTCAATGGGAAGGCACTAGGGGTTATTATTATTAATTATTTTGAATGAAATAAGAATAAAATAATATTATGGAAGGACTCTGCCCCAGTGGTATTGAGTTTCGTGGTAGTAAAGTTTTCGTAAATTGTCTCAACTGTAAATCACGCGTATATTGGATGAAGCGTGATGTGGGTTTACAGAAACATTTACTGCCAGATGGATGGACAAGTGGTTCCCTGTGGAATGATTTTCTTCTCTGTGGTAAGTGTTCTAAGAATTATCAGTATCCTCACTGATAGAGTTTGACTTGCCCCCTCTCCTGTGGTATATTATGGGATGAAATGTCTCATAATATAACGATATGCCTTCATTTGATCAACATTGTGCCGAATCGGTAACTTTATTTGGAAACCCCTTTTGTGAAGTTCATAAATGGTTAGATGAATTTTTTGAATGGCCAGAATATGGTATCCACCATCGAAGATTAAGACATCACGAAACCGGAATAAATGAAGTAAGAAAACGATGGGGAGATGAAGCAGCAAAAGCTGCTAAACAACACATTATTTCCGATCTAAAAACGGAAGGTTGGAAAGAAGGAAGTGATCAATTTCCAAAAGATAAATGGGATTACTTAAAGATGGGACTTTTTTAATATCTATGACTACTAATAAAAAAATAAAGCGTTTAAAATCACGAAAATATGATGGAATATCATACGTTTTGTTTGAAGATATACAAAAACTTCACGGAAAACGATGGACCGAAAAATATGAAAAAGTTGCTGGACCAGGAAACACTTGTGTAGTTGTGCCTGCTAATGATAAATCACACAATTTACCCAGTGACCAAATTGGTATCTATATGTGGGATTATGAAAGATTTGCCAATTGTGTAGATTTTAACAAACCTACCTATTGGGATTAAGAATAATACAACTTAAAGGAGTTATATTTTCTGCTTAATCCTATACCATCAGTTTCATATCCATCATAAATAAACTCTAATAGTTTACACGAGTTATTTTTTAAGTTTATTATCATTGTAGATGATTTGTGATTTTCTTTGGCAATATATTTTCTAATTTTATATTCTACTATTCCGATACTTTTAAGTAGTAATATAAAGTTATTCCAGTCGCAATCATAGGATGCTGAAAAAGATACTTTAGTTTGTGCTATGTGACCATCGCCATCCAAGTATCCTCTTAAAAAATATTTTTTTAATTGAGTAGGAATAGTCAATAGATTAAAAAAATGGTAATTTTTATTATGAAAATCAAATTGAGATTTTAATAATTTTACAAGTAATACATCATTTATTATTAAAGTTAATGTTTTTCTTTTTCCTTCTCTTTTTCTAATGTATTTTCTATATTTTATTAGATTTTGTATAGTATTTTCTAAACGCACTCCATCATCATATAAAATAGATATTTCTATACCTGTTTGACCAGTTCTTATACATCCATCTGCCCAAAAAAATCCAAGTAAATAAGCAATTTGTGGTTTATCAATATTATAGAAAAGATTAATATTTCCATTGTTTTTGTATTTTGGAAATGTAATGTCACGTTTCAAACATTGATATCTTAGAATATTATAAGTTGTGCCTAACATTTTTGCCATAGACCTACATGATATTAGGTTTACATTTTCTTTCGCAAATTTAAATTGTTTATCTGTTATATTCATATGGTATAAATATGAATCAAAAGGTGGAAACTACACCAGAATAACAATTTATTGACTTTTAATTTTTAAATGGTATGCCATTTGGGAAGAAAAAAAGCTAACTATATACGAAACAGAAAATATATTAAAGTAAAAAAAAATCAAAAATGGCTCAAACCAAGCAAAAGGTTTGGGCCATTCTATTTATAACCATAATAGCAACCAAAGGAACATTTATATGCGTATTTGGAGAAATGAAACAGAAACAGCGGCTGAAAATGAAGATCAAAAAGTGGTTTCATTTGAAAAGCCTCAAATGGAAGGCGAACCACAAGGAAATAAGATTTATTTCTATACAGATATTTCCAAAGATACCATTTTAACACTGAATAAGCAAATTGATAATGTAACCAAACAAATGAAGATTATACAACTGACCTATAATCTCGTTTCTCCGCCTCCTATTGAAGTTCATATTTGTTCTGATGGAGGCGATGTATTCGCTTCGATGGCGTCTGTAGATAGAATTATGAATAATGAAGTACCCATCCATACTTTTTGTGAGGGGGTGGTGGCCAGCGGAGCTACCCTCCTCTCTACAGCGGGTCACCAGAGATTTATTACAAAGAACTCTTGTATGCTTATTCATCAAGTAAGTTCTGGATTATGGGGAAACTATATGCAATTCAAAGATGAAATCAAAAATCTTGAATTGATATGACTTTGATTAAAAGTGTATATTTAAAGAAAAGCAAGTTTAAAGCAAAACAACTTGAAGAGCTTCTAAAACATGATCTATTTTTGAGTGCTAAAGAGTGTTTGAAGTTCGGTCTTGTAGATGAAATACTATAGAACTTGACTTTTTTTATTTGTGTGATAGAATAAGATATGAACATTATTAACAAAGTAATAGTCCTAAAGTTAAATAAAGCATGGCAACCTGTGGGATTCAGTTCCGTAGGTCGGGCTATTGTTGATTTAGCTGCAGGTCTTTCTGCTACAGCCCTCGACTTTGATTATGTTAAGGATGACCAAGGCAATTATATATTAGACGAATATGGTGCCCCATCAGGAAATCCAATATCAATCATTCCTTGTAATTGGGATGAGTGGTTAAAGCTCCCAATTCGTTCATGGGAAGAAGATGATGCAGTTCATTATTCTAATGGACTGAAAAAAATGCGTGTACCGACAGTTCTTATTGCTAAAAACTTCAATAAGATGCCTAAAAAAACATTTCGCGGTAAACCATCAAAAGAAGCCATTTGGATTCGTGATAATGGTATTGATCAATATAAAGGTGTAAAACTTCGTCGTGAAGATGGAACAATAGATCATGTTATACCTCAATCAAAGGGTGGTAGAGATACATGGGAAAACTTAGTTATTACTCATAAGAAAGTCAACTCTGAAAAGGGTAATAGATTCAATAATGAAGTTGGACTTAAACTAATTCGTCAACCGAAGGCTCCGCCTCCAATTCCTCTGTCAGCAATGATCAGGGAAGTAAAACATCCTACATGGAAGCCGTTCCTTTTAACCATCGACGATTAAAAAAATGAAAGCTCGTTGTTTACGACGAGCTTTTTTGTTTCTATTATAGTTATGATTGTATGTTAAAATTAAAAACTGTTGTAATACAAGTAAGGGAGAATGACGGGACTGTAGTTGAGGTTGAAGTAAATAAAAGTTTCATTGATTTTTACAAAAAAGAGACTAACCGAAGTAAAGTATCGGCTAAATCCCTTTCTAATTTTATCAACAATCTTGTTGAAATTCATAATTCTTAAGATTTTGTCTTTGTTTCTTCTTCCTCAAAAGTAAACTTCTTTTTTGTGGTAGATGAACGATAGGTAGCAGTGCTACCACATAGTTTATCCCACATATTCGATGTACCTGTTGCGCTAGCAACATATGATAGGGTGGTACCCTTCGTATGCCCCATCCCACTACCTACAGCCCAGGTATCTTGATTAGCCCCTATATAGGCAAAGTCCCAATTATAAACCTGAGTTTGATGTTCAATCATACTCTTTACTTGATCAGAAGTAAACTGATGAAAAGGTTCATTCCATTTAAGTTGCTTTCCATTTATATGACTAAGATTTGAATTGTGTATACCATCAGTAATCGTTACAAACAATATTCTTTCTGGTCTTTCATAATCTCTCATAGAAGATAGTTTTTTACCTATATCTTCAATGGTTTTACCAAGAGAAGGATAAAGAGCAGTGCCCCATCTTGGAACATAGGTTTTATCATCCAAATCATTAACATTGTCTAGGTTGACTTTCTCATAAACAGTGTCGTATTCTGTATCAAATTGATAAAAGAAAACTTTACAGTCTCCCTTGATTTTGCGTTGTTCTTTGATAAACGCATTAAAGCCGCCTATCATGTCTTTACAGATGGAACTCATTGAACCAGAACGATCAACGACGAATATAATGTACGTAAGATTTTTTTTCATATAAACTTAAACTTTCAATTTTTTGATTTTAAAAGCGCCTCATACAGGCGATTTCGTTAATAATATATAGATTGGTAATCTATTTTTTATTATTTTAAATCAAATATATTAAACCACGAAGGATTTTCTCCTTTTTCTAATTTTATATCATAATCACATAATAATTCTATGTGTTTTTTAAATGATATTCTATTTGGAACCCATCCTAATAATTGTTGAGCTTTTGAACTATCTGCCTGTAGCCTTATAACTTCATTTGGCCTCACTAAATTTTTATCAAATTTTATATATTTTTTCCAATCTAAATTAAAATGATTAAATGCTAACTCAACATATTCTTCTCCCCAGTGAGTTATACCATTTCCTATAACAAAATTTTGTGGTTTCTTTTGTTGAAGCATTATCCACATCATTTCGCATCCAAAATCTGACCAATGTTCATCTCTGGCCCAATTTAAATGAGCTAATTTTAAGTTTTTTTCTTTTCCTAAAGATATTTTAGCTGCTGTGTTCGTAATTTTTCTTATAACAAAATCAAAATTTCTATAAATGTTAGAATGATTGAAAAGTATTCCATAACATGAAAAAAGTTTAGAATCATCAGATTCTTTGTAAAAATCTATCCACCGAGCACCTAATGCTTTTCCTATAGCATATGGAGATTTAGGATTCCATTTACATTCTTCATTGAAAGATCCATCTATCATACCTCCAACCAATTCACTAGTCATTGCTCCATAATATTTCGTTTTTGAACTATGGTTCTTTAATGCTTCTAAAAAATAATAATGACTTTGACCATTAACATTTATTGATAATTCTTTTTGTTTAAAGCTATTGCCTACATGAGACATAGCTGCTAAATGATATATTTCATCTATTCTACTATGTTTTTCAATTGTAGATTTAACACATTCAATTACACTATTTTGACATGATATATCACATACTTCACATTCTAATTTAGAATTTGGATATTTAATTAAATCATCTTTAAATAAAGATTTAATATTTTTTTCATCAAAAAATGAATTTCTCCTATAGGTGAGAATAACTTTATAATCTTTACTTAATAATAAATGAGTTAAAGTTTTAGCATCCATTCCATTAGCACCTGTTATTAACGCTATATTATTCATTTATTTACTTCTAAATGTGTTTTACAATCATATAATCTGTCCCACTGTTCATCGTATCTTAAAAATAAGGTAGGATTTATTTTTTCAATTAAATTATTTTGCCTTATTATATCTTTTTCTTTTCTGTTTGGTCTATTATGATTACATTCATCATACTCTATAATTATATTTCTTTCTTTATCATAACCATCAACAAAATACCCATATAATTCTATTTCACCACCGTTTTCTGCGTGCTGTAAATTCCATCCAAATTTTTCATTTAATTTATTAAGATATTCACAAGCTTTTGGATTATAACTTTTTTTATATGGAAAAATATTTCTCTTTTTTGAATTATTTATTACACCAATTCTTATTTTATATTTTGTTTCTTCCGTATGATGTTTTCCTTTTATCCAACTGGGTCTGCCTTTCATAGATATACTATTTCTCATTCTCGCTTCTATCGGATATGGCTTTCCTTTTTGGGAATTACTTCGATTTTTAATGTGATCTTGTGATAGTTTTCTTCCTGTTAATGATTTACGAATTTTTTCTATATGTTCTGTAGAAAGTTTTCTTCCTTTTGTAGATATACTCATTTTTTCACAAGTTTCTTTGGATCTGAGTTTGTCTTTGTGAAAATTTCCAATTTTTTCTCTTGTTTCGGAAGAAACTTTGTGCCCCTTTTGACAACAACTATTACAGATACTATCATTTTTGATAGCCAATTTGAAAGAATCAATTCGAGAATAAGATTGTAATTTGCCACATTTAGGACAAAATTTCTCGAATTGATTTTGTATTTTCATAACCATATCTTTTCTACTTTAATATATCATTATAGTGTTATTTGTAAAGTTATTTTATTTTCCATATTCCCCTTTAGACAAATATTCCCACTCTTTGAACCATTCACTATAAATCCACTTGGTCTGAGGTTCCAGATCCTTCTGATCCGTCTTTGTATTTAGAAAACTTCCTGTGGAATTCATCAAAATCACTTTCTGTTAATCCTAACATGTTTACTATCGCATTTATTATATAACAGGAATGAAATTTATTAATCTTTTTCTCTCCAATTTTTTTTGCTACTACCGAAGCAAAATATGTTAATTCCATCATTTTTCTTTTTTCTTCATCTGGAATATTCTGACCTGGAACAATTAAACCTGGAATCTTATGATCTAAAAATGCTTTTTTTGTTTCTTCCAACATTTTTTCAGCAAAGATTTTTTTAAATTTCGAAGTTTTAAATTTAGCTAATTCTAACTGCTTTTGAAGATTAAGAATGTCCTTTTTAGCGACCTTTTTTGCTATAGAAAATGTCGTTAAAATACCTTCTTTAGATAGAATATGATTTACTTCTTGATTCATTAACTATAAATATCGTCAAGCAGTAGTATAACTTAAAATCTTGCATCTATTTTATGAGAAGAACCTTGAAGTCTGTCCGGGTCTTTAAAATTAAATTCAACTTTACCTTGTCTAATATATCCTCTTCCTTGAAGAAAATAATGAGAATAACAAAGAATTTGTAAATTATCTAATTTGCGGTTTTTTTCGTTGCCATCTATAAAATTAACTAACAAAGGCATTTTACCGTCGGTAATCCTGTGTTCATTAAAACCACAAACTTCACATTCAGCTTTTTTTAAACCGCTGCGAATTAATAAATCTTTAAGTCTATAAACTGGATAATTTGGAAATTTTCCTTCAAGTATTTGATTAAGTGGATATTTACCTTTATTTGGATCCCAGTATTTTTTCTTAAAACCTTTCCTCCAAGGATTAATTTTCCATTTATTATGTATCTTACACCATTTTTTATATGTGCGATAATCTATACCAAGATATTTTGCTGCTTCAGTAGCATTTTCCGTAGCAGCTTGAGCTTCATCTATTTCTAATTCTGAAAGTGGACGCCAACCTTTATTAATTTTTAATCTGTGGGGAGGTGATAAAACTTCAACTTTTTTTAATTGTTCTTCGGGAAATTGTAAAGTATCAATTAATTTTTCATTTCTAATATCATTGATTTGCTTTTTTAGCTGATCAAAATGCTTAATTAGAATACCCAAAACTTTATCTCTATTAATTCGAGGAAGTTGGAGGGGATGTTGGATTGATTGAGTTATTTGATTCTGTTCCATTATCGTCACCTTTAAGACTCTCTTTTCTCAAATCAATACCATGTGATTTTAGAAAGTTTAACCTCATCATTTCTGCTTTAAAATGTAAAGCAGCGTTAATTAACACAAAATATGTATTATAAACATAATGCTTTTGTGATTTCTTAACATCAGATTTAATGTAAGTTTCCATTACCACAGTTACAAGAAACTTCTCTCCATCTTTTCTTTTTTCTAAAGCTCTAGTAGCAGCTTCCATATAAATGTCGTCAAATACATTTGGATCAATATCAAATTCTTCTATCCAATCCAAGCACTTAACTACGACTCTTTTCAGTTTCGATCTCATAGAGTTCTTCATATAATTTTCTTTTTCCTTTTCTTAATCTCTTTCTTCCACATTTACATTGTTGTTCATAATGAAATTGATATCCACCATACTCAAGATAAACAAGCTTACCAGTATCGTGATATTTGTGCTTATGACTATGACTTTTCATGACTGGCCTTCTTCTTAATACTATTTTTAATATAACCAAAATACCATTTTATCCACATATCAAATAATCCAGTATCTAAAAAATTATTACCACGATGACCTATCAAATAAATTTTGTCTGATGAATAAACATCACTAAATTGTTTTTTCTTCATATTCTTTAAATTCTTTTGTTTTTTCATTATATCTGTAAAACTTACAATGTAAATGTCCAATTATTTCGTTCATTCTACAAATATCTTTTTCTTTTTGTTTAGGTTGATTATGATAAAACTCATCATATTCGAAAACAATATTTCTTTCTTTATCATAACCATCCGGATAATACCACAGTATCATTACTTCGGCACCATTATTCCTAGCATGTTTCAAATTCCATCCCTTTCCTTTGTTTATCAAATCCATAAAATCACAAGCTTTTTCATTATAATTGGGATTATATTTAGGATTATATTTTTTAATAAATTTTATACATCCTCTACATACACTGTTTTCTTTTATTGATCTTATATAATTTGTTTTATTGGGATAATGTAATTCTTTTTTACAAACCGGACATTGTTTTATGTATTTTTCTGTTTGTTTAATTTCTAAGCATTTTTTTCTATAACATTTACGACATTCTACATTTTTTCTAATAGCTAAATTTAAATTGCTTCTTTTAAGATAAGTTTGTTTCTCTCCACATTTTGGACATAATTTAAATAATTCTTCTCTTTTTGGTCTATTAAGAATAGTATTTAATTTTCTACAATTTTTACAAATATAATTTTTATATCTTTTTATAGAATCATAATATGAAGAAGTCGAATTTATAATTATTTTTTGTTCACATTGTATACATTTTCTAATATATTTCATAATAATATATATTAAATTTTAAGATCTCCATCGTGAATTAAATCAATATTACTAATTTTTTGTTGAACATTTTTCATAACGTCCTCCTCAGCAGTACCTGAAATATAAATCAGTTTTTGTACACTTTTACTTTTAGAATTTTCTCGATGAATTCTCCCTAAACATTGTTTCATTTTTTGAGCAGAATCGTTTGGAGAAATAATCGAAAGTCGAGGAAATCCCCCGTGTTCATCTCCTAAGTTTAATCCTTCACGAGCAGCTCCACTATTAGTTATTAATATTTTTTCTTCATTCAATTGAAATTTTCTTATATTTTCTAATCGTTTTTTATCTCCAACTCTACCATCATATATACAATTTACATTTAACTTTTTAGATAAAGCTTCAATAGATGCTGAAAAGTTAAGAAACACAACTACTGACATTCCTGATTCAACAGAATCTAATATCATTTCTTCAATCAGTGGTATTTTTAAAATTTCGGTTTTTTGTAATGCTCTTAATCTAATCGTCAATTCACTTTCACCATCATTCTTTATTTTTTGTTCTATGATTTTTAATTCTTGTTTCATTTCAGAATAAATTTGATTTATTTTTTTTGTATTTTCTTCATCTAAATCATAAGAATCTACAATAATTTCTGTTTCAGGAAAATTTGGAATTAAATCTCGTTTCTTTCTTACTCCTCTTTCTATAAAAATATATCTATGTATTTTCTTTAATTTAATCGGATCATTATCAAAAATTAAGCCCCAGTGCCCTTTGCTTACACCGTGATCATAACACCATTGATAATATGCTGATGCGCCTTTAAAAAGTCCTAATACTGTTCCCACAGTTCTTAACTCCAATGGAGTAGATGCTAATGAAGCACTTAAAAATAACATTTTGTAACCTTGTTTAAATGCTTCCATACAACATTTACTATTTTTGGTTTTAAAATTTTTTAATCTATGACTTTCATCCCACAAAATTATAGTATTTCTTGGAATTTTCCATGTAAATTTTTCTCTATGCGTTTTTCTATTAGTTATATAAGAAGCAATTTCTGAATCAGGTCTGCCTCTAATTAAAAGTTCATAATTTATAATTCCTAATAATTTATCTTTTAATTTAAAGTGATTACATATTACATTTTCCCATTGATGCTTTATGGATTTAGGACAAACAACTACAAATAGACAGTTTAATTCTCTAACAATTCCTATAGCAGAAAAAGTTTTTCCTGTTCCTAATTCTGATCCATCTACAGCAGCACCAAATTTATTTATTATGGGAACCAAAGATGATATAGTTTCCACCTGCCACGGCCTCAACCCAGATTCATTTTTAACTTTATAGGGTGGGAGCCAAAAATCTTCTTCTTTTACTTTTGGTGTTGGAGTGCCTTTGAATGACTTGAAGTTTTCAATACACAGTTTAGTTTCATATACAACCCATTCTGTGTCTTGTTTCGCTACAGAGAATCCTTCACTCCACAACTTATATTTCTGACGATTCCAAAAATTAAAGAATGAAGAACGATTGAGAGGAGGTATAATCCAATGCCTTCTCCACTTGTCAACGCCATCTTTATCTTGGACTTTATATGGCTCTGACCACTTTATTTCAAAGTTGACCATCTCGTAACATTTTTACGGAAAATATTATTAGTCTCCGTAACCTTCATCTGTAAAGCTGGTAGCTTCAAAGATGTCTGTTCGTTCGTGTTTACCATCGTTTCTAAGAACGCCGACGTTATAATTTTCAGTGATTGCTCTTGTCAACATAACTCCTTTTCCATCATCATATCCATGGCCAAGGTCAATTAAATGTTGTATAAATTGAGGTTTAGTCATATTATACGCTCTTGGAATAAACTTATCATAATAAGAAACCAATTCATTTATTTTAGTAAAATAAACGTACTTACCTACTGTTGTGTCATTTATGTAATATTTCATATAATCTATATGTAGTGATACTTATCTTAATATCACTCATTTTTGCTAAAAACTCAAGATATTATATTACTTTATAGTTTCCAGAGTAGACTTTTTTTTGTATCATCTACACGAGCAGTATCAGCAGAATCGAAGGATTTTGCTATTTCAGTGGATAAATCACTTATACTAATGCATTGGGTAGGATTAGTAGTTTTTAAAGTTGCCTCTTTAGACTTGACAACTTCGATAGCATCGACTATCTTAGTAAGGGTAGTTTTATATCCTTGAAAATCTGTATGAGGAACTAGACCAGATATAGATGCAGCCTTGGGAAATATGCCTTTTAACATATTAATTAACCAACTTCCAATTTGATTAAAAATAGCAAATATTGATGCCGCAATTGGATTGGTGGTTGCCAAAATACGCAGTATAATAAAGAGAACTGTTAAAATACCTAAAGTTAATGCTATGCGAGAGAAAAATTTCTTAATGCCGTACCACATCGCGTTTATACCCCAGTTACCATCTAATTGTTGTATAGTTGTTTTATATTGATCTGCTTTAGCAGCATTTGCTTCAGCAATTTGAGTATATATTTTGATCGCATCTTGTTTTTCTTGATTTAATTCAGTAATGGTATCTTCGAGATGTATAATCTCCTTATCTTTTTTATTCAAAAGTTTTTGACCTTCGACTGTATTAGTTAGGAATGAATCTACAATTTTATAAACTTGTTTAAGTTCTTCCATCTCAGGTTTATTTGCTAACTCTTCAACTCTAGTATTAATAGTCTTGGCAGTTGATATTGCTGGTTCATTTCTATTAGTGGATTTATCTAGTGAGTATTCTACACCTTTTGACCACGCACCGATATGAGTTAAACGTGTTTGATCTGTTTCAGCTAATTTAGTATTTATGTCTCTTATATCTGAAGCAGCAGCAGCAGTATTTTTACTAGATTTTCCAAAAATTCCTTCATTATTCTTTAAAAGACTAGAACATCCCATTAAAGTAGGAAGAGTGATAGCTGACATTAAATACATTATAAACTTATTCATATTAAATCTTTTCTAATAATATATAGAAATAATATTCTATATTATCCATTTAAAACCACTCGTTTATCTGTGGGATATTGATAGGGGTAGTTAACATTAATATTGAAGGGGTGATGGTACGGAAAATTTACACTCTGTACAGTAGGAGTATCAACACTACAAGATATCTTGTTTACAACTTTATATATTCCATTTGTCATATTACCCACTTATAATTTTCCTTCTATCATCAGGTTTATTATAAGGATAATTAGAATTATAAATGTTCTTTATGCCTGTTTTTTCATAACCAATCGGGATTCTTTCGGATAATGGTTTATCAAATAATCCCATTTTATCTTTTAAAAAAGCTAAAGCAACAGATGGATGTAGTTTACTACTAAATCCCACAATCCCATACTGCTTACAAAACTCTTCTAAAGCTTTAATATCTTTATCTGGCCATTTAACTTCTGGAACTGAATCTGGGGCTATTTCTCCTGTTTCAATTTTGTGTTTTTTAACCATCATCTGGTGGGGGTCGAAACCAGGAAGATTAGGCTGGATAGCGGGGACTATTCGTTGTTTTAATATTTGAGTGAAATCTGGAACCACACTTGTAGTCATATCAGGATACTCTTCAAACTCTTCCTGTCCTTCTGTGATAATTTTAACTTCACTCATACTAGTCCTGTTTTTCTATTTGGTTGTCTAAACATTAAAATTCCAAATTTGGTTTTTCGTGCCTCATCAAACCCCCATTTCTCAAAAAATGGTTTCATATCTTCTCTAGTATGAAGTAAAAGAATTATATTACCTCCATCAGCATCAGCAGCAATTCTTTCCATCATATCTCTTCCTTCACCTTTACCTCTATGCTTCGGATTTACATACAATCCATGTAAATAAGCTACGTTTTTTCCTTTATATGGAAACGAAACCTTTTGGGTTCCATGAGGACTTGGATATTCTTTTTTCATGTTGGAGGAAGTTCTCTATTAGGATAAGCACTATCAAAAGCATCCCAAGCATCCCAAGCATTATATTCAGTGGCTCTAGGATGAGTAGATAAATAATTCTCTATCCACCTTTTTCTTCTCATAAGAAATACTCTCCCCTTAATCCTATTAAGAGCATTTTGTATTTCTTCTTCCTTTGTAACTCTAATCCCTGACATTCCACTATCATAAGTTTTATTTTTAAGAATATCCCACTGTTTTTGAGCTTCTGGACTAAGATTTGGTCTCATATAACCACAAGCCCAAGCCTTACAACCTAGAGACTGAGTTGTACATCCTTTTTTTCCATGATGTTCACAACCACCACAACAAACATCTTTAGGTTGAACAAAACCAGCATGACTTCCAGCACAACCTCCCTTTTTATCAAATTTGCATGGTTTTTCTTTATTCAATATCTTTTGGAATTGTTGGTATAGTTTATCGTGAGCTTGAGATAACCTTTGTTGAAGTGGTGGATTTTCTATTCAAACATTGGAGGAGAAGTAGGTGGAGGAGCACCAGTTTGTGATTGAGGAGTAATTTTTTGTCCTTTCCACTCTATTTCACTAGTAGGATTTTTTACAAATGTTTTATCCTGAGCGGATACACCACTCATAAAACTTTGTAGCATATCAGGAGTTATATCTCTGGCTCTAATACCACTTCCAGGGAAGATATGAACTTCAATTGATTCATTGGGCCATAAATCTTTAATAGCTTGAACACGATGTCTTCCTTCGTGATCCCAAATATTCCATACTCTCTTAGAAATATCCCATTCTATACTTAAAAATGGAGATCCTATTGGTTTACCATGTTTAATGGCATTTTTAAGAAAAAGATAGGTGGTATCTTGAGGGTCAATAAATATTTTTTTAGCTAACCGAAGAAACATATCAGGAGCCATCCAAGCTTTAAATCCTTTATAATCTACAGATTGATTATCAGGAACTGAACCTATTCCGGATTTTTGATCATAATGAATGTTCATTAGATGAACTCCTTTATATTTGGAAAAATGGAATTTCCTTTTTTAAAATTATTCCAATCCGATTCCCAGATATATTTTATAGAATATCCACCATTTTTTAGTTTGAAAAATTTGTCCACAGTTCTACTATATAATTCGCCAAATGTTTTTTTAGATCTTTTGTTAATATCATTTGGATTATATTTTTCAGGATTTCCATGCCAATAATCTCCGAGAAATTCATAAATAACATTATCCTTTATACCATCAACTCTATATGGTTTTACGTATTCTTGTCTATTTTCAATATTTAAATAATCTAAAAATTTACTTTCATTTTTACTAATAATATGAAAACATTTAGAACACCCGTGTCCACCTAAATGATCATTTGGTTTTTGTTTAAAAATGTTATTGCATTTATTACATTTTATAAATACGGGAGTTGAAGTGTTTATATAATTAACTAAAGAATAATCATATAGATTATTTTTATGAATTTTTTCTGCCTTTTCTTTGAATAATTCATTTGTCATTTTGAGATTGTTAAAGCATTTTGGACACCCTTGCTCATTATATAAATGATTACCAGAAGTTTGTTCAAATATATAATTACATTTATTACATTTTATTTTTATTTTTTCATTCGGTCCTAAATAAACTACAGTTGAATAATCAAATTTTTTTCCGTGAATGATTACACATTCATCTATAAATGATTTGGTAGATTTCATACATTCTACTGAACGTTTTTCTACTCCACACCATTTACATCCCTGACCATTTAAATGAGAATCAGGTCTCATTAAAAACTCTCCGTGTTTTATACAAATTATTTTAACCGAAATTTTATTGGTTTTATATTCAACCAATGAATAATCATATTTATTATTATGAATATTATTAGCTTCTATTATAAATTCATTTTTTGTATATCTTCTACTAAATTGAGAACACTTTTTGCATCCTGAAGTTTTTAAATGAGAATCGGGTCTCATTAAAAATTCTCCGTGAATGGGGCATATTATTTTTAATTTTGTTTTATTATTTACATATTCAGATAAAGAATAATCATATTTACTTTTATGTATTTTATTACATTTTTGTATAAATTTTTCTTTTGATATTCTTATCATAAAATATTATACACCTTTTTTACCAGATTTTCTATCTTTTTCTTTTTTATAATCTTCCCAATCGCGAAAGCACAGGTTTCCAAGCATGTAGGCCCTTTTTTCAGCTTCCCTTAGTTCTTTATTATTTTGAGCATACATGGGGTCATGACCAGTGTTATTAGAATTATCTAATTTTCCTCTTTCATGGTCCCAATGATGGACGCATTCGTGGCTAAAGCTACGAAGTATATCCTTCGGATGACGATCAGTTATAAATAAATGAATTTCTCTTTTAGATGGATCATAATAACCTGTTTTTCCTAATATTTTATCAGCATTTTTTTGATCTTCCACTAAAAATAATTTAGGAACCGATCTTAATTTAAGCTCCTCCTGAAGATGCTTAAATAACTCGGCTAGATTGAGTTTAAATTCCTCTTTCTTTTCAGGTTTCATCTATGTATATAAATATTAGACGGCAATCATTTCGTCTTCATAATATCTTCAACTTGTCTTTTATACTCTCGTATTTCTTTTAAATCCTCCAATTCTTGCTGTTTTTTATATCTTTCTTTCTCTCGTTTCATTACCAACTCTATAAGTTCTCTAAATGTTTTTAATCCTTCTTTTTTAATTGCCGCCACAATATCACGGAATACAGAAATGTGTTTGGGTTTGTAGTTATGAGCATCACAAAATAATTGAGATATAGCATCATGGGGATACCATAGAAGCCATTTCATAACACTACTATCAGGAAATTTCTCAACCTGAGAATAATCGTGGTTATATATTCTCATAAAAGAGTGAAGATATGTAGATTTATCTCTATCATGCCTACCACAATGAGTTTTTATCCATTCCTTGTGTTCTATATCATCTGGGGACAATTGTGCTGGAGGTAGGATTTTATTTACATCAGTTACGGCTTTTTCGGTTCTTTGCGCTTTAAAATACTGAACATCTTGTGGTTTATAGAAATATACTTTAATCCCTTTAGATGGAGCTATATTACTAATTTCATGAATTCGTTCTATAGTTGGTTGATGTTTTAAATCTGTAGAAATATATACATGAACATCTTTTATGAACTTTTTAAGAGGAGTTATTTCATCTTTATTAGAAACCACTCGTTCTTCTTGCTCAGAATATTCGGGCCCATGACTCCAATAATCAATAGGAAATACTTTAAATCCAGCAGCAGTCAAAGCACTACCATCAAGATGAATTATAACATTATATTTGATGTAACCTGTTTCTTTACCAATATCTCTAGCGTAATTACCATACTTCTGTCTCATTGTGGACAAGAAGAATTGATAACCTTTATTGTAGAATAAATCAGCTTCGGTTCCGCCAGCAAAAGCAAGTTTTAAGGAATCATCCTTAAGTATTTGCAGTAGATTGGACTCACCTGTTGCGTGGAAGAGATCCTGAAGATGAGTCTCGGTAAGCAAGTCGCTTTCCCAAAGTCCCGCAAAAAGGTTTTTAGCCTGGATGGGGACATCGGTTTCCTCCATTGGTCTGAGCATTTCGGGAGGGCGTTGTTCCGCGGATATTTGATCATCATTAAAAACATCAGAAAAACTTAATCCTTCATTTTTATCATAATCACTCATATTAAATCACCTATATTAAATTCTTTTATAGGATTTTCTATACATTGATTATTTTTTATAAATTTTTGCCAATCTTCTTCCCATACATATTTTATATTATAACCATTTTCTTTTAATTTTTTTAATCTTTTACCAGTTTCATTATATAATTCACCAAAAGTTTTATGAGTGATTTCATTTAAATCTTCTTTTTTATAGCATTTGGGATTTCCATGCCAATAATCCCCTAAATATTCATAAATAGTATTTGTTTCAGGATCATAACCATCAAAATAAAATCCATTTATATATAATTGTCTTTTGGGTATTTTAAGAAAATTTAAAAAATTTTCCTCTTGTTTAGATATTCTTTTTCCACATTTTGGACACCCAGCCTTTTGTTGTAAATGACTATTTGGAGTTTGCCAAAATTCTCCGTGTTTTGGACAAATTATTTCAATTTTTTGACAATTAGATTTATAAATTATTTTATTGTAAATATAATGGTTATTATGAATTTTATTTGCTTTTATAATAAAATTCTCTTTAGAATCTCTTTTTTGATTATAAGCGCACGTTTTGCATCCGCCTCTCATTAAATGATTTATAGGTGTATGATTTAAAATAGAATTACATACATTACATTTAATTTTTACTTTTGTCTTTCCATTTACAAATTCAACTGAAGAATAGTTAAATCTATCTTTATATTTTTTTATTGCTTTTTTAATAAATATTTCTTTAGTTAATATTCCATATTTATTACAATAAGGACATCCATGACCTCGTAGATGATTGTCTGGAGTTTGATAAAAAAATGAATTACAATTATTACATTGTATCTTTATTTTTTCTGTAATTTTATTATAAACTACATCTGAATAATCAAACTTATTTTCATGAATTTTTTGAGATTTTAAAATGAAAGAATTCTTATCTAATGATTTATGGGAACATTTTGGACAATTATTACCACGATAATGTTGTCTTGGTATTTGAAAAAAAGATCCATGAATTTTACAAATTATTTCTATCTTTGTATTTTTATTAACATAATTTGATTTGGAGTAATCATATTTGTCGCCGTGAGCTTTTTTTGACTTTTCTATGAATTCCTTTAGAGGCATAATATTTCTTTATACATAACATATCAATAGTATCCTACGTGTCTGGCCGCTCTTTCTTTATTATTACTCAAACATTTATTACTGCAGTATTTCCAATTTGGATCTTGTTTTTCTTTAGGAATTAATCTTCCACAATGAACACATCTACCATCCCAAGATGGAAATACAGCATTTTTAATTTTCCTACCAATATCACGAATACCTTCTCTTATTTCACCATTTTTAGCCTCATCAATATCACCCCGATGACGATTCTTTACGATTTGTGGCATATCATTTGCAGTTCTACCACTTGAATGTTGAACGGCACCTCCACCAGCTTCATTAGCAATAGGTTCTTTTGAAGCTAATTTAGAAAGCTTGCGATAACCTGTATAAGCACCACGATATCCTTTATACGGAAGATTAAATTCTCTATCTTTTTTCAATTCTTCTTCATCCTCCGGTGTAAGTTCTGTTTCTGGGACTCTTTCTACACCTTGAGCTTGAAGATCTTTATGAATACCACCAAGATATTCTTGTTTATCTTCATAAGAAGGACCAGGACCTGGTTCAAATGGTTCTTTTGTACTTTCTTTATGATAACCCCTTGGATTAGGTGCAATACCAGGTCTATCTGGTTGCAGTGGATCCGGAACTTGTGGTTCATCAGGTTGAGCAGGAGCTCTATCTGGATCTACACCAGGAGGATATCCAGGATCAATATCAGGATCTACTTCAGGTTCAATTGTTGGAGCACCATACTCAGTCATATCTCGTTGATATTGAACTGTTCTGGCTTGATCGTCAGGTTGAACTCTAGCTTGAGTTTTGGAAACCACCTTACCAGATGGCCCCATTCTCATATTTACTGTATTTTCATCTTTCCTATCTTTACATTTACATATACCACCCAAAGATTTCAACACTTTACCACAAGATTTACATCTACTTTTATCTTTGGCACCAACATATTTACTCGGTTCCCATGTATTATCATACTTACTTGATTCATATACATTAGGATCTATACCACCTTTAGATAAACCTTGGTTTCTCTTAGCTATATCTATCTTTTCCAATCTCTCACGAACCGACTTCATTTCAACCATTTCTGTCTCAGAAAGATTGCGTTGAGCATTTACAAGTTCATTATAACGACTTTTTGCTAAATTCTCCTCTTCCTGGTCATACACCTCAGTAATCTCTGGGTCATATTGATTTCTACGAGCCCAGTCATCTTCAGCAGTTTGATACATGCGTGGTTGTACAGTTTTATAAGATGGTCCCATCTTCATATTAACTGTATTTTCATCCATTTCCTTTTTATCTTTTTTCTTATCCTTTTTATCTGTACCCTCATCTTCTTCTTTATCTTTCTTCTTACCAAACTTACCTTTATTGGCACAGAAACCACATTTACAACCAGCCTTATGACCACCTTCTGTAAGCCTTACCCACTTACCACTATTCTTATCAAACTTGATTTCCTTGAGAGCTTCTTTTACCATACCACGAAGCTTAGATTTTGCTTCTTGAAGAGAAAGAGTTCCTTCTTCTTCTCCACCAGCTTTTGGTGTACCAGCGATACTGCCCTTAGTATTAGGACCACCCTGTTTTTGTCCACCACCAGCAACTACCTTATCTCCAACACTCTTTGATGCTATAGAGGAATCAACTGCTTTACCACCAGCGGTAATAGGTTCTTTATCGTTATCTCCAGAAACATGAACGCCTTCTCCATCTTTGGATTGATCTTTACCTTGAGAACTATCTTTAACTCCTATGGCACTATAACCACTTAATTCTCCAGTAGCAGGTCCTTGACCAAATTCTGCACCAACCTGAATAATTTTAGATAAGTGTATAGGTCTTCCATCGTGTTCTATATCTAGAGCACCATCTGGTCTTTTTGGAAGTCCATCGTCACAAGCACAATCTTCAAGATTAATTCCCTTAAGTAGTTCTTTCTCTTCAAGACCAGCCTTTTTAGAGATGGTATAATGTTTAGGGTTTTTCTTAAGATGCTGAACAGCAATTTTAGCAGCCCCTTCTGGTCCTGCTTGTGGATGGTCATCAAATTCATCTTTAAAACCCATTTCAAATTCTTTAGGGTCTACACCTTCGGGAAGAAGATGGAGATACTTCTTCCAAGGGCTCTTATTACTTTTATAGAAATCACGATAGTTCATATGATATAAATATTCTTCTGTTTGTCTAATGTCTTTAATTTCTGTTTACAAATCCCTGTCTTTTATTCCATAAATCTTGGAAAATCTTGTCCATTTCCTTAACTTCTTTAGATGGTTTTTGCATATGTTTCTTCTTTACTGCAATCATTTCGTCTAAAACCGACTTGGTTTTCTCAAAAGTTGTCTTATTTTCGTCTACTTTCATTTTATCATCATCAATGTTTAACATATCAAGCCTTGAATAGTATTTTGGGTCATCTTTTAAATTTTTAAGTACAATAGATTTAGCTACATACTTGTCTTTCTTAACCATCTGATTTAATTCATATTGTAAAGCAGACATTATTTCATCTGGAGTAGGAGTAATCTTCTTTTGAAACATTGTATCAACATCTTGATCAAACTTTTGATTATCCGGATTGACATCTTTATTAGCTACAGCATTTTGATATACTCCACCTTTAGATGGTTCTTCTTCTTTCCCTGGAACTTCTGACTGATTAGGATTTGTTTCATCGCCAGGAGGCCCTCCATTTGGATAGTAATCTTCACCATCACTATCACCGTGACCTGGAAAATCTACTACAGATTTGCCACTCTGAGGAAGTTTTCCACCACTATTAAATGGAACTGTATTAGGCGATTCAGGATCTCCACTTGGAGAAGATTTCTCAAAGCCTCCTTGATCTGACATTTCTGCTGGATGAATAGGAGATCCACTTGAAGATTTTCTATCCACCTTATTTCTATCTGGAAGTTTTTGTAAAGCAGAACCCGTATCTTGATTTTCTCCGTGGGCAGGAGCTTTATTTAAATCTCTGGCACCGAATTTGTCTGGGTTCTGAGTGACATTTCCTCCACCATAGGTGCCGTACCCTACCGAATAATTTAATGTTCCTGAGCTGCCTCCAGGAGATCCTTCAAAACTATTGCATTTTAATAATGTTTTCTTCATATTACACTAGGAATATCTGCATTTGTTATTGCATCATATAGTTTATTATTATTTTCATCATATCTAATAAATTTTGATGGTTTTATTTCATTTATAAGTTTTTCTTGTCTTTTTAAATCTTTTTCCTTTAATTTAGAAGAATTATGCCATTTTTCATCATATTCAAAAATAATATTCCTATCTTTATCATAACCATCAGGATAAAATCCATTTAACCATACTTCTCCACCATTAAGAGCATGCTTTAAGTTAAATCCCATATTATTATTTAATCTATCTATAAATTCACAGGCTTTTGGATTAAAATTAGGTTTATTATATAACTTATATTTTTTAAGTCGTTTTATTGCTGATATACTTTGTTTTGCTCTTGTTTCTTGCGAAACTTTTTTTCCTATTTGACTTTCGGAAATCTTCTTACGAGTTTTATCTGTCCTTTTTAACCCAGTTTGAGAAATAGTTCTATTTTTTATATGACTTTCTGATAATTTTCTTCCTTTTAATTTTTCAGACATTCTTTGTAATATTGTTGGATCATTTTTATATGCTCTTTTCATTCCTAACGATATTTTATTTTTTATATTTGCACTGCTCATTGTACATTCGTAACATAACCTATTTTCTTTATTTGCTCTTACTACTCCATCTTTTCTCGAATAAGTTATCTCTTTATTACACTTGGGGCAATTTCTCTTTAATTCATTCATTGTATATAAATAGTCAAAGGGACATGAAAAAACCACCGATTTATCGGTGGTTATACATATGAACACTAATTTAACCTACAATTTTACAATCGAGGAATCCAGTCATTTCCACAACAAGGAGGAGAAAGACCCTTTACTTTAATTTCTTTAGTAAGTTTATCCTTTAGCTTCTTTTCTGTTTTTGGTCTAGCCATAAAATAGATAAGAGTTACTACACCAATTATAGAAATGATATATTCTAGTCCCATATTATTGTTTACCTTGTTTTTTTGAACGTTGTGAAAGAGATTTTTTAACTGTTCCTGATTTAACAACTTCTAGTTTAGTAATATAGGGAATATTATTAGAAAACCGAATTACATCATTAACTTGAGCAAAATTCTCTGGTAATGGAATGGTTCTATCTATAGGACCACGATATTGTAATCCGATGGGAGTTCCTTCACGCGGTTCTTCATTAAGCCAAGAACCTGGAAGTTTTCTTTGTGATGCACTACTATAATAACTAATAGTATAAAGAGCAGCACCATCTTCTTTTAGTTCTGGCGTTTGCTTTTTTTCTATTACAGTCCAAGTAAGTTCACCAGCATTTACTATACCTGTGAACAGTGAAACCGACATTAATAATGTTAATAGTTTTTTCATATATCACCATTTTCCTTAATCTTTTGATCTTCGTAAGGTGCTAATTTTCGTCTATACATTTCTTGTTTAACACATTCTAATACTCCTATAAAATTATTTCCAAGTGTATAAGATGGATTACAATCAAAAATATCCCAAAGAATTTTAGATATCACATAATTTACATCACCCATTATTGGAATACCACAAGCACCATTGTTTTGTAATTTACTGGTAAGTATTCCAATACTATTACCATATTTTTTCCGTTGTTCTTTTTTAATGTAAGGCATAATTTTTATCTATATTATTCGAATAAAAGTCTCCATCGATCAGAATCTAATTATTATAAATTGCTTAAAATCTTCCACTCAAATCCCATATTATATTTATGAGCCCATGTTAAAATTTCCTTCATTTCAAAAGCAGGTAAATTTCTAACCGTGACTTCAATTACTCTCTTCATCTGAGTAGGATGATTTTCATATAACTCAGCTCGTTCAAACCACTGCATTTTAGCATAGGTATCGTAGAACTCTCCAAGTATTCTCTTATCTTCTTGGGATTTTGGTAAAAATGTTGGTAATGTCATAATTTTCCTTTTTTTCTTATTGTTTGTACACTATATACTATTCTTTCAAATCAGTCAAGATATTATATACACATGCTAAAAATGGTATATCTCTTACTTTTGATATAAGAACAGATGAATCTTTCAATCCTTCTGCTAATCTTAAGATAACCACGGCTTCTTTGCCTTTAGCATAATCTTCCACACGATCCAGCAAATATCTGAAAGCTGGTTCTAAAGAATCCGGTGTGGTATGGTTAGATATTAATTGTCTAACTTCATTTACTGCCACTTCTGGACTTGGAGGATTTTTAAAAATTTCTATTATCTTATTATAAAAGTCAATATCAACTGCATTCTCCTTTACTATCTTGATAGTTCCATTAACGTTTGATTGTTGTGCAAAATTAATTGTTTTTCGTATATCAGGATAATATGTTTCTACAATAAACTTTAAATCTTCTTTTGTAAAAGATACCTTTTCTGCAGTTAGAATAGAAACCAATTTCTTTGCTATATCAACTCTAGATAGAGGTTTAATTTCAAATGTTTGGCATCTAGATGCAATAGGATCTATTATTTTCTCAACATAATTACATGTTAAAATGAATCTTGTGTGGCGAGAATATGTCTCCATCATATTACGCATTATTTTTTGTGCGTCGGGTGTTAATCCATCACATTCATCTAAAATAGCTATTTTTAAAGGTTTGAAACCAGCTCCAGCAGAAAAGTTTTTAAGTTTAACTCTTATTGTTTCTACACCATTTTCATCAGATGAATTAATATATAGCATGTCACAATTAATATTCTTAGCTAAAATCTTAGCAAGACTTGTCTTACCTGTGCCTGCTGGGCCAAAAAAAAGAAGGTGGGGTATATCCTGATTCTTTATATATATTTTAAACTTTTCCTTTATAGAATCATTTCCAATATATTCATCTAAAGTTTCAGGACGATACTGTTCACACCATATAGGATGTGTTTTTTTCTCTACCTTTTCATCTTCAACTACAAAATCCATATTTTTATTAACTGCGCTTATCCAGCCTAATATTTCTATCAGGAGGATAAGCGAATTTTATTAGCTAACCTTACGGATCATAACCACACTCTTAAGAACCTTAGCGGCTCTGGGCTTAAGAGCCTGAGCTCGAGGAAGGGTGTAAGTGCGATTGCGATAAGGACCTGTGAATGAACCACGGCTCTTGTAGAATAATCCGTAACTTGGGGTATTCTTTGTATTATTATTATTAGTCATTTTATAACTCCTATTTTGTTTGTTTGTTTGTTTAATCTTCCACTGGTATCTTAATCATATAATATTTAGCCTTGAAGTCGTCGTTGACGAATTCAATATACGCTAATCCTTGTTCAGAGACCTTTAATACAGGGTCTTTTACTTCCGAATTAGCAGCCAATATCTCTTTTAAGACGTTAGCGGAAAAACTTATTGGTTCTTTGATGGTATCTTTACCTTCAATTGTATTTAAACCTAAAATATATCGGTCTGTATTGATATTACTACTATATCCTATTACCATTTCCAGTTTCTTTTTCTTATTCATTACCAAAGTAAATAAATTAACTTCGGATAAAGCAGATTTACCTTTTGAAAAAGAGTTTACAAATTTTTCATTAAGAACAATTTCTACATCATAGCTTGGAATGTTCATAATCTTTGGTTTTGGAGGAAGATCATCTGCGTCTGCTCCCGTATTATATTCAAATCTATTATCGCTGTCGCTTACCGTGGCAAGAATGATTCTATCTTTATTATCATCACCACAGGTTAAATCAATGGTAATATTTTCTTCAAGACCAGCTAGAAGAGCTTTTAATCTCGGTGTATCTCTGACAACAAATTCGGCATCCTTAAAAGCATCAAAATTATTCATTTCAACACTGGCCAACAATTTCTTGTCAGAAGTCATTTCACCAACTTTTAAAATACCATCTTTCACTGTCCATCTAACTGCGTCAAGAGTATTACCGAGAGAATACTTCTTAATAAATGTTTCAAGTTTTGTCTTTGTCATAAATCGTTTTTAATGTTATTCTGTACTATACACTATCAATTTCAATTGTCTATTTTTTATATTAAGAATTACTCTATTTCCCTCTCGTAAACTTCTGCCGAATCTTCTTCGGTAAAAATACGACCCTCGTTAATATCAGATCCATATTCTTTATAAGAATCTAATTTTTCTGGCTTCCAATGGTCAAAATATTCTCTGATAGATTGTATAGCTTT